TTTCTTGTACAGCGGGTAATTGCTCTATCGCATTTAATAATTGATGTTTTCGTTTTTCATCTTTTACGTATGTTTCAATCATAAGAGAATAACATTCTGAATGAACATTTTCCATCATTGCTTGAAATCCATAACATGTTCGAATTTCAGGTACTTGTATTTCTTTTGCGAAGTTACAATTGATATTTTCAAAAATAATACCATCAGAACCAGCAAAAAATGCTAAAATATTTTCAATAAACTCTCTTTCTGAGTCATTTAATTTATTGAAATCTGAAATGTCCGCAGAGAAATCTATTTCTTCCGCAGTCCAAAATGCCTGCTCTTGTTTTTTATACATCTCCCAAACCCGCGTGTATTCAATTGGAAATAATACATATTTTCTTGAAGATTTTTTTGTGAGTGGCTCTTCCATTATTTATAATAATATAATTTATTCTTTTAAATTTAAATATTTTATTATTATTAATAATAAAATATTTATATATATTATATGTCTTCCAGTTCTTTATTGCCAAATCGTCATTTTGACAAACTTCACGTAAATCGCTTAAAAGCCCAAAAAACACTAACTGATAATATTCAAAGTATAAGTGAAACCCCTTCTTATTTATTCTCTGCTATATTTGAAAATGCTACATTTACAAGAGACTCCACCGGTGGTACTCTTGCGTTCAAATTAAGTGAACAAAATAATAATGTAATTCAATTTTCGGACAGACCACTTCGTAAATATCAAAATATAAATATTATACAATTTTTGTCTTTATTCACAAGTTCAAGAGCGAATTCATTTGAAAAAGACCCACCAAACGCTGTACTTACTCACTCAAATAAACAAAAAACATATATTGTAAAACTTTCAAAACAAGATGAAAATAGTGTAATATTTAATTTAAAACTTTTACCAGGAGAAATACACGATTTAACAACATTAACCGGTCAAATGAATTTTTTTGTTGATAGTTATGACACTTCGGAATCCGTGAAACAAAATTTCATGAATGATGCTAAAAAAAATTTCATGAATGATGCTAAAAAAAATAACCAGGGACTATTAGTATACATAAATAATGACCCGTGGAAAGCTTATTATAGAAATAATTCTAGTGTTGTGGTAAGGTCTTCTTCTTTGGAGGAAAATTTATTATCATTCGAGGGTGACATTAATTGGATTTTATCTAGTAATGATAATGGTAGTACTATGTCAGTTAATTTAACATATGGAGACTATAATTACGGAGAACCAGCGTATCTCTTTAATCAACCGCAATCCTATAACGAAGAAAATAACAACTATAACAACTATAACTACGATACACCGTCATACAATAACAACTATACCTACGATTCGAACTATTAAAGCCAAAAATACAATTGAAACGCGTAGGCATAGTCCATGCGTCCCGTTGCACTTGCTCAGATAATACCTACATCTCCCAAACCCGCGGGTATTCAATTGGAAATAATACATATTTTCTTGAAGATTTTTTTGTAAGTGGTTCTTCCATTATTTATAATAATATAATTTATTCTTTTAAATTTAAATATTTTATTATTATAAATGAATAAAATTATTTTGTTAAAACTATTGATATTAATGATTTTAACAATAAGTGTTGTTTCAAGTATTATATCATTAACAAAAGATAGTTCTCCACGGGGTCCCAGTGGAAGTCCGAGTCCGAGTCCGAGTCCGAGTCCGAGTCCGAGTCCGAGTCCTAGTCCGAGTCCTAGCCCGAGTCCTAGTCCGAGTCCTAGCCCGAGTCCTAGCCCGAGTCCTAGCCCGAGTCCAAGCCCGAGTCCGAGTCCACCAAGCCCGAGTCCGAGTCCTAGCCCGAGTCCGAGTCCGCCAAGTCCGAGTCACAGTCCTAGTCACAGTCCTAGCCCGAGTCCGAGTCCCAGTCCGGGTCCGCCAAGTCCCAGTGGAAGTCACAGCCCGAGTCACAGCCCGAGTCCACCGTCACATATACAAATTAATCATAAGGTGAAATTTGGTTTAGCTCCGGCTTCAAACGTTAATATATTTAATCCGGGACTGTCAATACCTATACCATTAACAGCTATTATAGATGAACTTGATATATTTTGGGATTGGCAATCATCATACAATAAAACGAATAATTTATACGATATAAGTATAATAGATGCAGTAGAGAATAAGAAAAAAAATAATATTATAGCTAAATATATGCCTATGCAATGGACTGTTAATAGTAAATCGAAAAGTGACGTAGTGAAATATTTAGATGATATGCGATCATCAATTGGTGCCGATAATAAACCAAAATATGTATTAAGTTGGAATGAACCTGATATGATTGGTACTATTTTACCCGCAAGTGCAACAGGGCAGGCAGACACAGGTGCAAGTTCAGCTGGATTTTGGAATGGAACTGCACTGAAATATTTTGTTTATGGTAATGCATCACCAGTTGATGTAAAAGAAATACAAGATTATAAAGGTAAAAACGGTTCATTTTCCGCTTTGGCTGTAAGATTAAAAGCGGAACATACATCCTACACATCAATTTTTTCTCATATTCAAGTTGCTACACCAGTGATGGCAAATGGCCCTATACTTAGTCAAAATAGAATATGTGTTTCTAATAAACCAACTTCGGGTACAGAAATTAATCCGCAGACCTCCTCTCTGGAGATTGGAGGTAAAAAAATTGCACAAGCATCAGGTGGAATTTGGGGTACAAATAGTAATACAAGAAAAACTTGTGCTCTACAATGTAGTACCAAAGAATGGAGTATCCTAGATACCGATCCAATGTGCAATGGATATCCATTAGTAAAAGATGGTCCATTTAAAATGTACAATGACAAGGACTCTAAAGAGGTGTCTGATTGTTCAAATCAATGTGGTACAAGCAAAAATCCGAATCAATCATGTAGATGTAATGGGTGGTTATCATTATTAAAACAAGCGGACAAAGTCGATTATTGGGACACTCCGGATATTATAAATATTCATGGATATCATTATTACGCTCATCTTATAAAACTGAGAATATTAGAAACTATATTAGTATTTAACAAAGATATAAGACCGAATGGAAAGAAAGAGATTTGGTTAACTGAAACTGCTTGTATATATAATAGTAGTACACCAGATATTAAAAATGGAGAGCCAGGTAGAGAAGGAGTTATTAATAATGTTAAATATATAAATGAACTTTTTTGGGAAACTACATTATCGAGTAAGCAACCAGCTCATTGTATAAAAGAGAGTATAGATGAAATGACACAAATAAATGCACACCTTTCTGTTCCAGATAAATTACCAGGATTGAGAACAAATGGTCGTTTTACGTTTATGGGAAATTTGGGAACATGGTATGATCATGGATTTGGTGCAATTACATTTTTTTCTGCGTGTATCCCATCATGGAATGAACCTTGTTTTCCTACGATGACTAAGTTAAATTATTGTGATTCGCGAATATTTAATAAAGATCAAAAATTAAACGCAATATGGCATGCATTAATTGCACCAAATAATCAATATTTAAAATATTGATTATTATAAATGAATAAAATTATTTTGTTAAAACTATTGATATTAATGATTTTAACAATAAGTGTTGTTTCAAGTATTATATCATTAACAAGTCCGAGTCACAGTCCTAGTCACAGTCCTAGCCCGAGTCCGAGTCCGAGTCCGAGTCCGAGTCCGCCAAGTCCAAGTCCGAGTCCGAGTCCGAGTCCGAGTCCAAGTCCGAGTCCAAGTCCAAGTCCGAGTCCGAGTCCGAGTCCAAGTCCGAGTCCGAGTCCGAGTCCGAGTCCGAGTCCAAGTCCGAGTCCGAGTCCGAGTCCGAGTCCGAGTCCAAGTCCGAGTCCAAGTCCGAGTCCACCTCCGCCGCCAAGTCCCACGCCACCCACACCAGGTCCCACGCCACCGCCGCCAAGTCCCACGCCACCCACACCAGGTCCCACGCCACCGCCGCCAAGTCAACCCCATAAGTTTAAGTTATTGATTGGACAAAGTCTTATAAGGGGATTAAAAGATTATCATAACCTATTTAAGGGAACAAGTTCTGGTGGTTCTTGCTATTGGTATGTAACTAATAAAAATGGATTTTCATTTTTACGCGGTGTTAACGGCGATGGTTGTGCTACGCGTCAAGATATTATGGTCACGGATAAGCTTGGGAGTGAATACGAAGCCGGAACATGTGAAAATTCCGGCGCTGCGGAATGTGGCTCTATACATAGCGTCAGTACAGACGAATTAAATCCGATAGATTCGTCTTATGGGGGATTAAAATTATCACAATATTACACAAAGTCTATAATGCCAACAATTTACAAACCGATTAAAAAAACCATGGACCTGAATAATGAATCATTTTATTATACAAAATTTCTAAATGACCATACTGACACTTATGGTGACACTATACAAATTGCAATAGATATTGGTAAAGAAATTCCTATACCAATAAATTCACCGACGCCCCAAGAAATGAGAAATTTTAGATATGCATTTCTTGAAGCTATTAATAATAAGGAATATGATAATAATTTTCAAGCAATGCAAAATGTTATCAATTTAAATAGTAATTTAACATTTTTAGTCAGAATAGGATATGAAGTACAATTTCAATATTTTGTCCCGGACGAATTCCCGCACGAAAAACTGAGGGGTATTAATAACCCTAAGAATTGGGTCAAAGCAAGAACTCAATTTAAAATGGCTTTTAATAGAATTGCGAACTTTGTTAAGTCGAAAAAGTTCGTAAAAAATTACAAGGGAATAACTCCAAACCCAAACCCACCTAAAATTATATTACACTTAGGACAAGAAACAACAAATACATGGGAGAGTCTTGTAGATATTTCGACTGTTAATGGTATAATTGATAAATTAAAATTAACAAAAGGTATTAAATTTTTATCAAATGGTCCGGTTGTTTATAGTAATCTTGAAGCATTTATGGGAGATGAGACTAATAATATTTCATCGCCTGAAATGGAAATTGTTGATATGATTGGATTTAGTATTTTTTCTATTGCTTGGACAAATGATAACTCACAACTTTGTGAGTGTCCTCCTACTAAGTGTCCTACTAAGATTAACGATTCAACATTATCTCATAGTTTAGAACTTTCTGATAAATATTATCAAAAGAAAAACAAACATGTGGGTAAAAAGGATGTTTATTTTCAACGAATTATATGTGAATCTGGATTGATGCCACCGTGGTCTGGATGTGTAAAAAAAAAAGATGAACATAGAAGTCCTACATATAGTATTTTTTATAAAAACATGATAGCTGTTATAAATAAATATAAATTTGATTATTGGGTATATATTGTATCAGCAATGTGGTTTTGTAGTATAGGTATAGATAAATCGTTATTATACATAAAAGATGGCGATGAAACTCAGACATTATGGCGAGATACTGTTATACCAAATATAATTAAACCGAAATAAATATAATTATTATTATAAATGAATAAAATTATTTTGTTAAAACTATTGATATTAATGATTTTAACAATAAGTGTTGTTTCAAGTATTATATCATTAACAAATAATAATTCAACACCACCTGGTCCGAGTCACAGTCCGAGTCACAGCCCGAGTCACAGTCCGAGTCCGCCACCGCCAAGTCCGAGTCCGCCAAGTCCGCCAAGTCCAAGTCCGAGTCCGCCAAGTCCCAGTCCGAGCCCGAGTCCGAGTCCGAGTCCGAGTCCGGGTCCGTCGAAACCATTCCAACCATCATCATGTCCACAAAAACCACCAGGGTGCCCACCACTGTCACAACATCAATTGCAACTGACACAAGTTGATAAATATTCGTATAATAATAATACATGTAGTATAAACAACCAATCAGGGGTATTTTCCAAACTCGGGTGTACTGCGTATTCCAAAGGTCAAAATTATGGTACACTCCCGCTATCTAACAGTCTTACTGGTTCAAATGGTTTAATTATAGTATCCCCAAATTCTGATAATCCGCCTAGTCCGGGTAGTCCGACTTTCAAATATTACAGTGGTACAAATCAATTTAAACGTACTGGTCCGAATCAGATTTTAAATGATTTTATAAGTTCTTTATATGATTACATGGGTGAAAATGGTCCGAATTATCCGAATGCTCACATAATTGATTTTGAAAGGAATCAATTTTCAAAAGAACGATATACTTTTATTTTTAAACCAGGAACTTATAAAAACATAAATATGAAATTAAATTATTATACCACATTTTTAGGTGGTGGTTCAGATAGAACAAAAGTCATGTTTGAGGATTCATCATTAATAATACCATCATTTTATGATGATGGTACATTGGGTGGACTTGATAATTTTTGGAGATCAGCTGAAAATTTTACAATACAATCAAAACAGGTTAGTTCACCTACTAAAAGCATAACAACTGGTACTCCTGGAAATAAAATTATATGGGCTGCATCACAAGCTGCACCTCTAAGAAATATAAATGTTGTAGATTCTGATATATGGAATTTTACTCTATTTAAACATAGCCCTACCGAGGACCCCGTTTCTGTATATTGTTCTGGTGGATTTATGAGTGATATACAATTTCAATTGAGCAAATCACCCAAACCGCATCCATCACCACCGCGTCCACCGATTCCTCCCCATGGAATTAATTATGGTGGTCAGCAACAATTTTATACAAGAAATACGGTTGCTCCGATTATTGGCGGAGGTGCGTGGAATATTGTATTGGGTAATTGTTCGGGAACAGTAATAAAACCAGGAAAACCATTAACCACAAAAATAACAACTACACAAGTTAATAAAATAGCAATGAAACCATATTATAATATTAATAACGGTACTATAATAAGACCAAAATATTATGATCATAATACATCCGCGTTGTTAGATATTAATAAAGTCGACATAATACCCACAAATGAAATTTATATAGCATTACCAAACACTGGTGTAGCTGATATAAATTCTGCAATATCAGCTGGAATGTCTATATTATTTACTCCTGGGTATTATATAATTGATCAACCAATTATTGTATCAAACTCTAAGATTGTATTATTAAGTTTAGGTATGAGTACTTTTGAAAATACTTCTGGTGGTCCATGTATTATAATTAATGATAATTTAAGCAATATAAGAATTGCTGGTATTATTATACAAGCTACTGAATCAAAAACAGCTATGAATTTATTTATAGTAGGAGTACATAAAAATGATTTTGTACCACCTACAAGTACAAGTCCAATTATTTTATATGATATTTTTATTAGAGTTGGTGGACCATCTCGTGGACCATGTGATAATTTTTATGTAGATACTATGCTTACAATTAATGCAAATAATGTAATATTAGATGATATATGGTTATGGAGAGCTGACCATACATCAGACCCAAATCAAAGACTTGGTTTAGGTATAAATTACGCCCGATGTAATCACGCTTTAACTGTAAATGGAGACAACGTAATCGCATATGGGTTAGCGTGTGAACATACATTAAAAGATATTACAACATGGAAGGGTCAAAATGGAATTGTAAATATGTATCAATGTGAATTACCTTATGATGTAACTGGAACATGGAATTTTAGTGGAATGAAAATTACGGGCGACGGATTTAGAGGATATGGTATGGGTATATATTCGTTATTTACTAAAAAAAATATGTCTATTAAATGTCCAGCCGCTATTGTTGTTGATGCGGACAATGTTAAAATAAAAAATGCTTTTACTATATTTTTAAATGATCTACTTGCGTCACCTTGTAGTGAAATTTCAAATGTTATTATAGACACAAAGAATCCATTAAATACACCAAAACTACCCCAACCAAGTAATAAATGTAATGTACACAAACCACAATGGGTGTTATATTTTCCTTAGATCGAAACTATATATTTAATATAATTAAACCGAAAATAAATATTTTATTATTATAAATGAATAAAATTATTTTGTTAAAACTATTCATATTACTTATTTTAACAATAAGTACTGTTTCAAGTATTATATCATTAACAAAGAATAATTCACCACTAGGTCCCGGTGGAAGCCCGAGTCCGAGTCCAACACCGCCAAGCCCAAGCCCACCACCAAGTCCGAGTCCCCCAAGTCCACCACCAAGTCCGAGTCCCCCAAGTCCACCACCAAGTCCGAGTCCCCCAAGTCCACCACCAAGTCCGAGTCCCCCAAGTCCGCCAATTGTTACAAAAAAGTGTGATAAATTACCCCCGTTTCCCCAGGATATATACAACCTATTACATCCGACGAGTGTACCTCCTCCTGATAAACTCAGAGTACTTGTTTTACATAATAATAGTAGTGAGGATTTATATGCATCATTAGATGCTTCTACTTATAATAACACGAGTAAAGGACAGTTAATTAACCCGACTGAATATAGTGGTTTTAAAATTAAAAGTAAGGAATTTTATTCATTACAATTACCCCGATACGTTGATTCAGGAAGAATATGGGTAAGAACTGGATGTTCAATGAGTAGTGGATATGAGGGGAGTTCAGCTTTACACAACTATAATTCAAAGACCCCAATAATATGGTGTGATACAGGCAATTGTCCTTTACCACCTTATGCATACGCAAGTAGTAGTGAGGGAGAATTATGTTATGATGGAAAAGATAGTATAATAGGGGGTTTAGGTCCTACGACCCCGATTGAATTTACATTTGGACTAGATGGGAATGATTATTATGATATAAGTCAAGTTGATGGTAATAATATTAGTGTAAGTATGATACCAATTTCTCAGAATTTTGCTGATAAACCGGATGAATTTTGGTGTAAGGGAACTTCTTGTTATCCAAATTCTTCAATGGATAAGTGTCCTGATGAATTAAGGGTATATTCAGAATCTGGAAAGTTTATAACATGTCAATCAATTTGTCAAGCAATATCGGGTATACCAGATAATTATAATCCCTCAGATCCCAAAGGAAGATATCAAAATAAAAAGTTAAATCATAATATTGATATTTTAGAACTTCATAATAAAAAGGGATATAATAAATTAATGAAATTACATAATTCTAGATATAACTGGAAGGACGTTACGCCGTTATATCCAAAAACAGACCCAGCTAAAACAGACCCAGCTAAAACAGACCCGCCAAGAACGTGGTGGAATAAGGGACGATGGGTTATTGATACAAGTGATACAAGTAGTGCGTGTTCAGTAAAAAATGAAAATGCTGGTGACTGTTTAAGAGTTAAAACTGTCGCGTGCTGTGAAGGGTTTTGTGATACGCACATTTCGGAAAAAACCAGTAACAAGTCGAAGAAAATGGGTTGTTCACCAAATGATAATAATTTTACAGATATTAAATATCAAAAACATCTATGTTGGTCTGAAATGTGGCCAAAGCCTGATCATTCTTTTTGTGAAAACAATAATTTAGAAGGAGAAGATTGTAATTATCATACTATATTTAAAAAACAATGTCCAAAAGCGTATTCTTGGCAATTTGATGATATGAGTAGTACGTATCAATGTAAAAGTTCTGATAATAACCCTATAAATTATTATATAGGATTTTGTGATAAAATATAAGTAGGTCAAAATTAATGTGTTATTATTTTAATATTAAATTATATATAATAATAAATGTCATTTTTAATTATAATAACTAAATTGGGAAATATTGAAAATAAGTTAGAAAATATCAACAGCAGACTAATATTAATTGAAGAAAAATTAAAAGAAGTCTCATCAGAAACAAAAAGAATGGATTCACATGTTACATTTGTGGAAGATATTTATACAAAAGTTAAAAGTCCATTTCATTTTTTAATGAATAAAACTGATTATTTAATTAATAAAAAGCAAATTAAATAATTGTTATTAATTAAATGAGAACTCAATTAGTTTTTTTTGATTCTATTGATGAAAGTATTCAAGGAACATTAAGAGGATTAATAATAATAATATCCTTAATTATTTTTGATTTAATGTGGTTTTATTTTACTAATAAATATTATCCAACTACTAAAAAAATAAATTATTTTACATCATTTTTAGTTTATTTAATATTATGTTCAGCTCTCGCAGTTCAAGAACCTAAAAATTTGTCAGAAGCATTATTATATTCAGCATTAGTTGGATTCGCAACTTATGGGATATTGAATTTAACAAATTTTTCGATATTTAGTGAGTGGAACATTGGGATTACTCTTATGGATACTATATGGGGAATAATTAATTGTACTATTGCTGGATGTATTCTTTATTTAATTTATTGGAATTCTACATACAATTAACTAAATATGTTAATCCAAATATCAATGAAATAGTTATTAATATTATTATAAAATCTAAAATAGTATTATTCATTTATAATTAATAAATAATTTATTTTATTATTTATTAATTATAAATGAAAGATTGTAAATATTCTAGAATATTTAAACTTTATGATTTTTTAACTATGTTATTTTGGTCATTTATGTTGGTCGCGTGGATTTTTCCAGAAACAGCTTTATTTAATATATTAATTTTATTACCATGCGTGTATCTAATACATATATTACCATTTCATCCATTTGAAATAGTTAAAAATGACCTTTGTCCAGAAGAATTAAACAATTCGAAGAAAAATGGTACAACAAAAGGAACAGTAACCGGGTTTCAGGATAAACTTAATAAATTTTGTACATTTAGTCCAATTAGTCATCAAGGATTGATGTTATTTGGATTAATTACTTCAACTTTATCATTATATTCACGAGGATATATTAAATTAAATAAACAATAAAAGTATTAACCCAGATACAATTTTCCATTTTCTAAAAATACTAAATATAATTATAAAAAATAATAATACTATAATATATACTGTATATTCATTATTTCGAATTCTTATAAGAGGATAATTTAATACATGTTCGACTGTTTTATCGGAATCTGATGATATTTTAATATTTTTAAATAAATTATGGATTATTTGTTTTTCTTTACTTTCTTTTCTATTTACTGATATATTTTCATTTGTTTTAAATAAATTTTTGGAGTGTACTTTCATATTTAAAACACCTCTTAAATAAAGTAAATATAAATCAATATCAACATATCCAAATACTGTATAATAGTTATTTAGTAAATATTCAATGCGGTCATTTTTTATTAAATATGCTGCGACTGATATAAATAATTGTCCATTAAAATCTGTATGTAATTTATAAATATCAAAAGAAGAATCCTGAATTTTTTTAATTTTTTTAAGAATCCCTTTTGTATTAATATACGCATCATCTTCTAAAATAAGTGAGACTGGACAACTATTTATAACAAGTGAATATTTTTCTTTTGCAGTTTTCCAGGCATTTAAATGAGCTATTTTTGAACCAATAATATTTTTTGGACGAAGCGGAAATTCTTTTATATCTGATTCAGTTGCCCGAACACCGGGAACTACAATTGGGTCAATTCCATTTTTAATTAAAGAATTATATTCATCGGTTTTTTTATAATCAGACTCAGATTTAAGTGTTATAACGAACGACAACATTAATTAATTAATATATTATTTAATTAAATATATAACTTAATTAAATATATAACTTAATTATAATGATAATTCACATTTTCATAATAATTATTGTAGTTTTAAGTTTAATATTATTAATTAAGAATATTAAATTTAAAGACACTTATAAAAATTATGGTAGTACAATAATAAGTATACCAAAAGTAATTCACAAGATATTAATACAAGAATCAATTGATACAACTCTTAGTCAAAATGTAAAATATGCACACGAGTCGTGGGAAAAAATGAATCCGGGATATATAATTAAATATTGGTATTTAAAAGACATACGAGAATATTTAATTAAGTTAGATATAACATTATTAACTCATTTTGATAATATTAATGCTTATGCGGGTAAAGCGGATTTTTTTAGATATATAATTATTTATAATGAGGGTGGGTGGTATTCAGATTATAAACAAGTTTGTTTAAAAAAAGGAATACTTGATAAATTAAATAATTCAAAGAAATACAATATAGTATTATTTAAAGAAGCTTATATGGGTAATTATACTGATAATATTTTTAACTTATTTAATTATAAAAATAATTTTTGTATATTAAACAGTTTTTTCGGAGCTGTTAAAGGTGATTTATTATTATTAGAAGCTATAAATAAGTGTATATATAACATTAAACATAAAATTTATACAAATAATTTTTTATCTATGTTAGGACCATGTTTGCTAAAAGAAATATTTCAAAAATTAAAAATAAATCCAAATATTATGTGTGGGTTTGCACATTTTAATATAATACCTGAACCAAATTTATATATTAAATCTTATAAGTATGGAAAAATAATTCAACATAAGTGTTCTGGGTGCGGTTTATCAACAAAATGGAAAAATGGAAATGATTATAAAAAATTGTGGAAAAATAAAACATTTTATAATTAATAATGCCGGAGCCAGATGGTGGATTAGATTATTACATATATAATTACTTACTAAACCCTGTCGCTGATAATATATGCTTTATTTCTCCTAATACTATAACAACTTTTGGTCTACTTCTCGTAATTCCATTGTTTTTAAATATTATACGAAGGGAGAGTATAACTGTTGGTGTCATACTTTATTTAATTATTTATTTATTAGACTGTTTAGATGGAGCAGTAGCGAGAAAATGTAAGAATGGTTCAAAGTATGGAGCATTATATGACACAACTGCCGATTTTATTAAATACGTTATATTATTAATTTCAATAATAATGTTATATTCGAGTGGTAATTATTTACAATTATTCATAATAATAATCTGCGTTATTCATAATATTATATTTATTAAGAATATAATTGGAGAATTAAAAAATAAAAGAAGTGTAAATAATAATTATTTTAATAATAAATTGGAAAAAATAGGACACGATAATGGAATAGTACTAAATTTATTATTTATTTTAGTAATCAAATTCTTATTCTAATATTCTTATTCTAAATTTACAAAAAATAATTAAACTTAGTTTGCTTTAATATAATAAAATACTACACTACACTACTTCGACTACTGATACTACTACCCGACTGCTACGACTATGGATATCATTATTCAAAATGGTAAGCTTAATTTTTCTGAGATGGCGAAGCGTGAAAAAATAAAAAATGAAGCAGGATTAATAAAAAAAGATTACGCTGATTTTAATAGAAATGTCCCTGGACCATATTATGATTTACAAAATGCCCATTTGCATATATGGCGCAAAGCAAATATAATAGTCAATTTTAAAGGACCACAAGATCAAAAAAGAATACAATTTGTAAACAGAGACTGGGACTCTGAATGTGTATTTTGTTCAATATGCCACTGTAAAGTAATTTGTAATACAGGATTTAGCAGACTAAAAATCAAAAATGATAAACCCATTTCTGTTGGAAAGTTAAAAATAGATTATGATTGTAAATGGGTTAATATGTATAATAGACTAAATAATCACGAATCGACAATTGTTAAAATTAAAGAAAAAAGAATTAAAATTTACGCGAATTACTACAAAATTGTGTATAAGTTATTAAATAAGCCTATTCTGTATAGAATTAGCCATAAAGAAACTAAATTAATTTGGCCCTGGCAATTAACAAATTACCAAAAATTTAAATTGCAGAATACAGATTATAAAAATAATGTTATTTTCTTGAAACCAAAAGAAATACTTACAAATTATATACTTATTGAATAAATTTTACAAATAATAAAATAATCTAAAATGGAAAATTGTAAATGATAAAAAAGTGAACAGATAACTGTAAACGAATTATGGACGAACTTTGTGAACAGATGAACCATTATACAATGAATTTAAATGCATCATTTCATTTTTTAAAAGATTATAATTTAATAATTGAATCTGTTATTTTAAAAATACAAGAACATTTTTATCAATATCAATCAAACTATGAATTAGAGAATAGTTTATATCACAATAAATTACCAGAACTTGATATTTATGATATACTTGTATCATGTGGTCATGCGTTAACTTGGTCAATGGAATATATAGTATCCGATGATGATATACGGTGGTTAAAAACCAAAGGTAAATCTCATTTTTTTAATGAAATTTCAAAATATTTTGATGTAAATAACACGAGTAATTATTATACATTATTGCCCTGTTATCTAAAATTAGTTGAATTATTTGAATTACAAATTAATTAAATTTAATTATAAGTTAATAAAAGATACTTAAAAAATTTAATTAACTTATAATTAAAATGTGTGGTATATTTTTTATTCGGGGAAAATATAAATTATTAAATTTAAATAATTATTTTACTAAGGGAAAATTACGTGGTCCAGACAATTCAGAAATTACACAAATTAATGAAAATGTTATACTTGGATTTCACCGTTTAAGTATAAACGGACTTGATACAATTAGTAATCAACCAATTATTAAAAAGGGTATTTATTTAATATGTAATGGAGAAATTTATAATTATAAAGAGCTGTATGAAGATATGAATTTAAAACCTAAAACAAATTCAGATTGTGAAATTATCATCGACCTTTATTTGCGTTACCCGATTGATTACTTTATTAAATTACTCGATGGAGTATTTTCATTTATTATTTATGATTCTAATAACGACAATACAGTTATTGCCAGAGACCCATTTGGTGTTCGCCCATTATTTTGCGACACTAAAATGACGTCATTTGCGTCAGAATTAAAACAGTTAATGTTTTTATATTCCGAAATTATTCAATTTCCTCCTGGACATTATTATAATGGTAAATTATGTAAATATTTTTCATTTGGTGGGTTAATATTACCAAATTGTCAACAATTTCCAAATTATGGAACAGAATATTCTTTTTACACTTCTCTAATTAAACATACATTAATTAAATCTGTAAAGAAAAGATTACTGTCCGATAGACCAATTGCGTGTCTATTGTCTGGTGGGCTGGATTCAAGTCTTATAACAAGTTTAGTATGTAATTTACAACCCGAAAAACAAATTGAAACATATAGTATAGGACTCCCGGGTTCAACTGATTTAAAATATGCGCGAATCGTTGCTGATTATTTAAAAACGAAACACACCGAAGTAATTGTATCAGAAGATGAATTTTTTCAAGCAATTCCCGAAGTTGTTAAAATAATTGAGTCATATGATACCACAACTGTCAGAGCAAGTGTCGGAAATTATCTTATTTCAAAGTATATTTCTGAAAATTCTGATGCAAAAGTTATATTTAATGGAGATGGGTCGGATGAAGTTACTGGTGGGTATTTATATTTTCATTCTGCACCAAATAATTTAGAATTTGATTCTGAAATTACAAAATTACTTAGTAATATTCATTACTTTGATGTACTTAGAAGTGATAGAACCGTTGCAAGTTGTGGTCTTGAACCGCGAACACCGTTTTTAGATAAAACATTTGTACAGATGTATTTAAGCATTCCGGTTCATTTAAGAAATCAAAAAAATAAATTAGAAAAACAACTATTGCGAGATTCATTTATAGGATTACTTCCAGAATCAATCTTATCACGTAAAAAAGAGGCTTTTTCAGATGGTGTAAGTGCTGAGAATAATTCATGGCATAAAATTATTAAAAATAAAGTGAATAGTATTTTACTTCCTGATATAAATTATAACTTTAATTCTCCAAGTACTCCGGAACAACTGTATTATCGTTATTTATTTGAAATGGAATATCAAGATAAAAGTAATATTATTCCATATTTTTGGATGCCAAATTGGAATGATAGTAATGACCCAAGTGCAAGAACTCTTCGTTAATTAGACAAAAAAAATAATATTATATATATTAATGTACTTCGATTATTTTTATTATAAACATAAATACGATGATTTATATAATTTTAATAATAATTTATTATACAAACATTTTATACAATATGGTCAAAAAGAATTAAGAGAACCATTTCATTTAGATTCAGTAGATAAAGAACGCTATTTAAAAGATAATCAATTACAAAGTAATATTGAGATTAAAAAACATATTATATTAAATTTTAATGAAAATATGAATATTAAATTTAAAAATAATAATTTAAAATCAATATTTAATGGTACTAATGATACTAATAATACTAATGATACTAATAATACTAATGACATTAAATTTAAATGGAATGAATATATCTTATTAAATGACGACTTAAAATATATTAAACAAGAATATTCAGCTATTCATCATTTTATAAATCACGGTTTTAAAGAAAAAAGACTTTTTTGTAATCCAAATAAACAATTTAGTTTAAAATACAAACAAAATAATAGTAAACAAAATACTGGTAAATTTAATAACATTATAGGTATATGGCAAAATTATATTTATCATGAATTTTTTAATAAATGTAATTTTGATTGGAATTATTATATAAATAAAAATTTAGATTTAAAACACATAAAAACAAAAGATGGAGCTATTATACATTACCACAAGTTTGGAATATACGAAAATAGATATGTAAAATATATTAAGGAATCTGATGACAATGAACCAGAAAGTACTCAAAATTCGATTGATAACAATGAACCAGAAAGTACTCAAAATTCGATTGATGACAATGAACCAGAAAGTACTCAAAATTCGATTGATAACAATGAACCAGAAAGTACTCAAAATTCGATTGATGACAATGAACCAGAAAGTACTCAAAATTCGATTGATAACAATGAACCAGAAAGTACTCAAAATTCGATTGATAACAATGAACCAGAAAGTACTCGAACGTCTAATAAGATTACAGATTTTCAAGATAAAGTATTTGATTATAAATATTATACAAGAAAGTATGACGACTTAAAAAATTTAAATACTTATGAACATGCAAGTAAACATTATTTGAACTGGGGTAAAAACGAAAATAGATTAATAAATTATGGACAAGAGTTGCAATCGATTGGACATAAGTATTTATATAAAACTGTTGTTATTTATGTATATTATAATAGACCGGGAGAATATAGAAATGAAACAAATCTTGCATATTTTGTCAAAAAATGTACTCTTGAAAAAAAAGATTCTGTATTTTATTTATTTATAATTAATAATTATACTACTGAGGTCAATATACCAAAACAAGATAACGTTGAAATAATTAAAAATAAAAATTGTATGGACTTTGAATCATATTTAATTGGAATTAGATATTTAGAAAATAAATTCAAAAAAAATATAGATAAATTATTTAATTATGTTGTTTTTATGAATTGTGGTGTCGTTGGACCATTTAATAATTCAGAATCTTGGTTAGAATCATTTTATTTAAAATTAAAAAATACTAAAAGTATTATTTGTAGTAATATATTAACACATTTGAAAAAATGTGCTGTACCAGAAGGTCCGAGTGTCCCGGGATATTTATTTATGGTTATTAGTAATTATGTACATTTATTAATAAAACCACATAATTTTTTATTTCATAAATTAAGTAATACCGTTCTTGGTCAGAAAAAAGATAAGTTAGATTGTATATTATCTGGTGAACACGCAATAAGTGTTGTCGCATTTAATAATCATTTTAATATATGTTCATTGGTTAATCCGGGAGTCGATTATACTGATAAAAAGAATTGGAAACTACTTAAATTTGGTGCGGATAGAGATATAAATTTCACATGGTCTTTATCAAAAAGTATTTTTATTAAAAATAATTGGAGAATAGATGAAAAAACCCGTGATTCATATGCGGTTCGGTGGGTAGAAACTAAAAATTTAATGTGTAAAAATATGAATATGAAATATTTAAATTATAATAATCTTGATTATTCAAAACTAAAAATTAATAATACAGGAAGTATATTATTGAATAAAACGAAATGGAGTTCTATACATGAATTTTATAAGTATTTTGGAGAATCAGAAGAATTTATATTATTTCCATATTCTAAAAAAAGTAAAAAAATAATTTATTTACACAATAATGATAAAATTCAACGATATACAGTCGAAGGAATAAAAGCACTTTTATATTTAAATTATTCAATTGATATTTATACTAATTGTGTTAACAATTTTACAAAACTAAATGTTCCTTGCAATTTTTTCCAATTAGATAATTATAAAGAATTAAAAGATGATTGTCTTGTGCTGAATGATTCACAAATATTTCCTTGTTGTGATATAGAACAATTTAGTTTAGAATTAAATTGCGGCCAATTGAACAAAAGCGTAAAAAATATAAATACAACAGATTCTAATGAATATATAAATTTTCTAAAATTTTACTTGTAATTTTTTACTTGTAATTTTTCCTTGTAATTTTTACTTGTAATTTTTACTTGTAATTTTTACTTGTAATTTTTTACTAATTCAATTATTCCGACATCAATTGTTTCTGATATATATTCACATACTTTATCATTAGACAATAATGTTGCCGAACGCTCTGTACATTTAAATTGTTTTTCAATTTTAGTATTATGTTCTGAATAGTATTCAATTATTTTACGTAAAGAAATATTACCACTAATAAAATTAAATATCCCCTTTTCCCCATTTTCCAATATTTTAGGAAATATATTCATTAATGAATTCAAATTTGATATACTTAATTCTATATCATCAATTTCAGAATAATTAAGTAATTTACTAAGTAAATTTTTGGGATTACTATTATTAGAAATTGGATAATTAACTCTTAGATATAAACAATTATCAAAGTTAATTATCATAGATTCTAACAATATTCTTGTATGTGAATAATATTCGGAATGTAAATCTCCGAGGGAGAGTTCTGTTTTAATTTCCTTTGAATCAGAATATATTGCCCCAGACCCAATTATTGTACAGTGAATTTCTTTATCATTACATAAATTTACAATTGCAATTTGTTCTATAACATTAGTCATAAGTGTTTCTCGTTTATTTTCATTACACCATTTTGTGTTACCAACTCCTGTTAATCCAGCAGCATTTATTAAATAAGTGGGTTTATAAAAGTCGATTAATTTAGATATACCAATTAAATCATTCATTCTATTTTTTAGACATAAAACACTTTTATATTGACTTTTTAAAGAATTTAGTATTTCTGTACCTATAAATCCAGTACTACCAAGTAAAAAATAATCAAATTGTAAATATGGAGCAGTATAATCTTTTTCGTTAATTATTATTTCAGAATCGGGTATAGGTAATTTAATATTCAGAAATAAGTCTTTATAATTGATAAGTCTACCATCTTCTGAATCAAATTCGGTGTCTATAAAATATGAAAGAATACTGTTTTCTTCTAATGAAAGAAAGCCGTGAGCATGATTTTCTGGACAATATACTTGTTCTCCTGGTTTAATTGTAAAATATTCAGGAATATAAGTATCTAAATTTACTATTATATCTATAAATGAACCTGATATACATGTAATGATTTTAGAAAATGTATTAATATGAAGTCCTCTGAATACATTTTTATGATTAATAGAATATGTACACTCTTTTAAATTACATTCAATATTATTTCCATGTTTATTATTCTTAATTGGAAACATTAAAGTACCCCGCGTATCACAGTACGTCTTTACAGTATTCATTACTTAATAAGTTTAAATAATTAAATAAAATTAAACTTATTAAGTAATGAAAAATAAATTATTGAAGTATTTTGATTATAATTATTATATTTTAAAGTATCCTGATTTAAAAAATTTAAATGAGGAATTAGCTATTAATCACTTATTCGGAATAGATGGAAACGGTGATGGAATAAAAGAAGGAAGAATTTTTTGTAAAGAATTAGAAAATTATAATTACGAAAAATATTTATTAAGTAATCCGAGTTTAAAAAATAAAAGCTATAATTGTACACCATCGGAAGCGTGTTTACATTACTTAGAATTCGGAATAAAAGAACAGAAATTAAAAGAACACAAATTATTAAAGTATTTTGATTATAATTATTATATTTCAAAGTATCCTGATTTAAAATTATTAAATAAAGACTCTTGTCTACATCATTTAATTAATCACGGATTTGATGAACAGAGAATTTTTTGTAAAGAATTAGAAAATTATAATTACGAAAAATATTTATTAAGTAATCCTAATTTAAAAGATAAAAGCGAAAATTGTACACCACAGGAGGTGTGTTTACATTATTTAGAAATCGGACTAAAAGAACAGAAATTAAAAGAAGAAGCACTGAGAATAAAAGAACTTAAATTAAAAGAATTGAAATTAAAAGAACTTAAATTAAATGAACATAAATTAAAAGAACAGAAATTAAAAGAATTGAAATTAAAAGAAGAAGCAATGAGAATAAATGAACATAAATTATTAAAGTATTTTGATTATAATTATTATATTTCAAAGTATCCTGATTTAAAATTATTAAATAAAGACTCTTGTCTACATCATTTAATTAATCACGGATTTGATGAACAGCGAATTTTTTGTAAGGAATTAGAAAATTATAATTACAAAAAATATTTATTAAGTAATCCGAATTTAAAAGATAAAGACAAAAATTGTACACCATCGGATGTGTGTTTACATTACTTAGAAATCGGACTAAAAGAACAGAAATTAAAAGAAGAAGCACTGAGAATAAAAGAATTGAAATTAAAAGAAGAAGCACAGAAATTAAATGAACTGAAATTAAATTATACAATAAATTTAGTTGGTATTATTAATAAAAAATGTTCAGTGTCCGACAATTTATATTTAATGAAGAAATATTTTAAAAATAAAGTTAATTTGTTAGATTATAATAATTTTAATAACCATATAATAAATAATAATCAAGATTATATTTTTTGTATTGAACCTTTTGAATTAATAAATATAAATTTACATCGATTTAAAAATAAACCGGCTGTTTTATGGGTTTGGGAATTTAAGTCTCTACCGAGTATATTTAAAGACCAAGAAAAATATTTTAATAAAATTTATACTCAGAGTCAATTCTGTTATGATGTATTTTCTGCACATTTATCAATACCAATAGAAAAAATTGAACTAAAATCTATGATTCATGATTATATTGATAAAATACCCACACATGTTATAGTAAATACGAATTTAAATAAATTAATTAAAACTACACAGAATAAAATTAAATTTGGATATTGTTTTGATATAAATAGTAGTCTTGTTCGAAAAAATCCTTTAAATTTAATAAAGGCTTTTGATAAAATTAATAATAATAAATATGTATTAATTCTAAAATATAGAAAAGGTGATATTTTAAATAAATTCGAAGAAAGTATTTATAATGAAATGAATGAATTAATTGATAATAATGAACATATTTATACTATTAATGAAGAACTTACATTATTAGATTTATATAAAATGTATTCTTATTTAGATTATTATATTAGTCCCCACGCGGGGGAAGGGTTTGGATTTACCATTTATGATAATATGATACTTGAAACTAAAATTATAAGTACTTATTATTCTGGTGAGAAAGATTATTTAAAAGAAGGACAATTTATAGAGTTAATTCACACCGAAAGAGAAATTGAAGGATTAAAAGAACACACTATTTATGGACAAATGAGTTCGTTTAAAGCTGCATATGTATCATTAGAATCTATTCAAGATGTAATAAATAACGACCTTTACCCTTCCGTTATAATTGATTGTCAACCATTACAACATGAAATTCGGGGAATTGGTAGATATGGAGAGAATTTAGTAAATACTATTATTAAAAATAATAAAAAATATGATATAAAATTGCTTGTAAATAATTTTATATCAAAAGATTTATTAAATAAAAAAATTACTGAAAAATGTGAAATAATCGAATTTAAATTTAAAAATATGATAAATCCCGACCACAGTGAACGAAATGTGAATAGTAATATATTAGATGAGAATAAACATGAGCACGAATTATGTAATTTTATAAATAAATTAAATCCAAAAATTTATATTAATATTTCTGAATTTGATCGACGTAAAGTTATGGTTAATATAAAATTATTAAGAAAAGAAATTAAAACATATTGTATATTACACGATTTAATACCATTAAAACTTAATTTATTAAAAGACCAAACCGACCTTTGGAATATTAATTATAATAAGCAACTTAATAATTTAAAACTTTATAAAAATTTATTATCAAATAGTCAATACACAAATGACGATTCAAGTGATATTTTTAACAATTTAATAACAATTGGTTCTCCAACTAATAATCTTAATAACAATTCTATTAGTACTTTGAGTGAAGAGAATTTAATATTAAAAAAATTTAATATAAATAAAAATAAAAAATATATAATATTTCAATCATCATTCGATGAGCATAAAAATTTCTCTTATTTATTTAATCAATATTTAAAATTACCAAGCAGTATTCAAAACGAAATACATTTGATATTTGCGTGTAATATACCTAAATATTATATAGAAAAAAATAACTTATATCATTCCAATTTAATAATAACAGGATATTTAACAGATAATGAAATTATCATTTTATATAAATATAGTTGGTTAAAAATATATCCATCAAAATATGAAGGATTTGGCTTGCCTGTTATAGAAGCTTGGAATAACAAATTACCCGTAATAGTTGCTAATAATACATCGTTAAAAGAGATAATGGATAATTCTCAATTTACATTTGAGTTAAATGATAGTTCTTGTAGTAATTTAATTGTTAAATTATATAAAAATCCTGAATTATATAATGAATGTTTAAATCATGGACAATTTGTTAAAATAAATTATACTTCGGATAATATAAATACTAAATTAATGTTAATATTAAATAATAAAATAATAAAAATCAGTGTAGTTTTAGTCGTTTATAATAATGAAAAATGGTTAAAATATATAATAAATAAATTCAACAGATTAGAAAAATTAAATAATAAAATTATTGAATTTGAATTTCATATATATGAAAATAATTCAAAAGATAATACAAAACAATTAATAAAAGATTTTATGAAAAATAGAAAAGGAACATATTTATGTGAAAATATAGATAAATTATGTTTCCAGAATATCGATATCAGCCGAGGTAAATGGATGAATTTTATTAGAAATAAAAATAAAATCAATCACGGAATATTAACATCTGATTATGTATGGTTAATTGATAGTGATGTATATATACTTGATTCTACCTGTTTAAACTTTATAAGAGTATTACAAGATAAAAAGATTGCTCAGGTTTCTGGTTATTGTCTATGTAAAAACAATGAAAATTTACCATCTCAAACAATTAAAGATAAGGAAAATCATTATTATGACAGTTTTTTATTTAGTACAGATAAATATAACTATAAAGATACAGATAATACATGTATTTTTGATAAATGTATTCGTTGTAAAAATCACAGAAAAGCGAATAATATAAATATAGAAACTATAAAATACGGAGGTTTAATTGAAGTTAAATCTGCATTTGGTAGTATGTGTATGATTCCAACAAATTATTATAATCAATGTAATTGGAATGACAAACATGGTTTAGTAGAAACTGATCATTATTCATTCATAATAGATTTAAGTAAATTTGGAAAAATAATTATAGACACAAACAATATATCGCATAAAAAAAAATAATAATAAAGAATTAAAAAAGAATAAAAAGAATTAAAAAAGAATAAAAAAGAATAAAAAGAATAAAAAGAATAAAAAAGAATAAAAAGAATAAATATATATAAATGCGACCTAACTTATCAGAAAACGACAAAAAAATGTTTGATACATATTTAGATAAAGTTCGCGTTTATTTAGAATGGGGATATGTGCTACCACCATATCCCCATTCTAAATAATATAAGAAATATACAATTCCATTCAATAGAAAGTTATATTGAATGGCAAACAAATTAAACAAAACAATTACAAATCCGAATATTAATTATATATATAATGAAATGGATACACAACCAAATACTTGGGGTAATCCAGGTAAAAATGCGACTTATATACAAAAAAAAAGTTATAGTAATCATATAAGAGAATTAAACAAAGAAAAACAAGATAGTATAGATTTAGTTTTTATTGATGGTATATTTCGTGTTGCTTGTTGTTTGAAAACTTACTTGAAAAAAGATAGAAATGTTGAGAATTTTAAACAATTAGAAAAAAATGTAGAAAAAGCAATTGATAAGTGAAAACAGAAAATACAAAGGAAACCATCAACAAGACGATGAAAATTTATAAATTATAATTTTAGCAATTTCATCATTTTCATTACCACACATCCATTTCCCTCGTATTTTTACATTTTTTGACTTATATTATGTTGTTAATGGATGTTTATTTTGATACTTGTACCATTCATTTAATAAAATTGGATTATCCTTAGATTTTTTACGACCATCATTTAATAATCTAATCATTCTTCTTGAACAATGTTTTAAAATATTGATATCATATTTCATATCAATATTGTCAAATGTATCTCTTGTATTTAAAATTGGATTTACAAATTCTGAAAGCAAAGTTCTACGTTGTTTGTTATTAGTATTAGGATATGCTCCATGCCATATATTACCTAATGTTATAATTACATCACCTTTATTTGCATTAATACAATATGCGTTATTTGGAATTTCACCAAATTTTAAATTACCTTGTGATATTAAATTAACTCTTTGTCTATTTTGATGAGAATACGGTACAACATAAAACCCCCCATTATCTTTTGTCATATCATCAAATGAATATATACATTGTATTACAACTGGATAATCGGACGGCGGTAATATAGCACCAGGATTCATGTCAAATGGTGAATCTTGATGAGGACCAAAGGGGATTTTATATTTACAATCATCATATCTCGAATATGAAAATGCTGTATTATCTAAATGACAATCCCACCCTAATAAAGATTCTATTATTATTTTAATTAAATTATTATCAATTAATTTACAAAACATGATATCTCTATTTAATACATCACCATTCCACCTTTCTGTATTAGATAAATCTTGAGGTAATTTATCATTTATTTGTTCGATAATATCAGAAAATAAATCTTTAATTACTAAAAACCCTGGACCGGACATTAATGAATTTCTACATTTTTGTAAAAAATCAATATTGTCTGTTAATATTTCTTCAAATTTCATTTCTTTATTATTACAGACATGTACTGTATACCTATTAAATGAAAATTTTTCATAATGTTCTATATTATGTAAACAATAATCATATGTTCTTATATGTTTATTTTTATTTAGAGAACTTAAATTAATTATATCCGCGTTTAATAATTTAAATGTATTAAATAAACAATTATCTTTAAAATTTTTAATTTTTGTTGTACATAATGTCGGAATTATATTCATTGAAAATAACCAATTAATAATAATTAAATATTTTGATGTATTATATTTTTTTGCACATTCTATTAATATTTTTTCATTTAAAAAATCACAATCAGTTCCGGATAAAAAAATTGAATGAGCCGTAACTATTATATTGTTATTATTACAAAAATCAACTACATATTTATTATTACAAAAATCAACTACATATTTATTACTATTATATAAATTTACTTCTATTTGATTTATGTAAGGTTTAATTTTACATATATATATAATAATTCTTGTAATTCTATTAGACCAAAATTTGAAACACCTATATGTTTAATTAATCCTTTTTCTACCAATAATTCAAATTGAGTCCAGATTTCACTTATTCGAAATTCTTCTGTAATTTTTTTTTCATCTAATTTAAATGGCCAATGTATATATAAAACATCTAAATAAGATACATCCATGCTTTTAATCATTTCAATTACGGTATCATTTATTTGATTACCCCAATTTGGTTGATTATCATGATATCTATTTTTACCAAATTGGTCTATCCATAATTTTGAAGTAATAAATAATTTACCATATTTTTTATATTTGTTTGGTCGTAAATATATGCACAATCAAACATTGTATAATTATTATTCAATGCTTCAATGCAAACATCTAAATTGGTATTTGATAGTCCTACACTAAATATATTTTTATTCATTGTAATATTATAAAATATATTTAAATATCATTAATGTCCGTATCTTTATGGATTATAATTAAATCCCATATTTTATTATCAACATCCGCTTTTTTTAATGAAATTGGGTCATAAGCTATATAATTTATATCTTTTATAATATTAAACAATTTCACCGAATCATTATAATCATAAAAATCAAACCATTCAAGAAAAACCTTTGGTTTATATTTATTTAAAAACTCCTTGGAACTTTCTATAATCTCTCTATCATAGCCTTCGGTATCAATTTTAATAAAATTTAATTTAGAAAGTTCGTCTGGTGTTAAATATTGATAACATATAGTTCCTAACGTAAATCCTTTTACATGAACTCCTTTTTTATTCGGGATATCATTCAATTTATTTTTTAATAAGTCGCTCATATCATCATGAATTATACCCCCATTACACATATCATTACCGTGATCCCATAATATAACATCTTCATTATCGGTTTTTGTAATTGCATTAGATAAAATTATAATTTTACATAAGTCTTTATTTAATTCAGAATTTTTAGTTAAAATCTTATTAACTAACGGATTCGGTTCAATACACAATATTGTAGAATTTATATTTCCGTTATCTGTAGTTTTTAATATTAATGGTATTAATGTATCACCGGAATGTGCACCAATATCTATAACAGTAGAACCATTTTTAATAAATTTGTTCCAATTTCTTTCAATTAAATAACTATGTAATAAATCATCAATATATTTAGGAGTTTCATTTTTATTATCCCACTCAGCATATTGTATTATTTTATTATTATTTAATTCTTTTTTTCTAATTATACGAATATCACTCATTTATACGAGTAATTTTAATTAATTCATAAATTAAACACATATTTATTTAATTTTTCCCTATCATAATTACACAATGTGTCTGACCCAAACTTACCATTAAGTATAGAATTATTATGTTCTCTATCAAATGTGTGTTCATTATTTGACACAGACAAAAATTTTCTATTTGATAATGATACTAAATTAGCCATAATAATTCTTGGACTTGATAATTCAACTAATCCAGATAAATCGTATTTTTTATAATAATATTTTAATTTATTATCATCATTTAATATATTTAATATATCTTCAAAAAAAACATCTTCTTTTTTTTTACTTGATAATATATTATGACTGATATACCCATTATATTGTTCTGTAAGTTCACCATTTATAACAATATCAAAATTACTTATCAGATATGAAAATGTATTTTTTAAACTAAATCCTAAATCAGAATATATTCCTCCATATTTGTGTATTATTTGAATTCTTGCTATATCACAAGCTAATGCATATAATTTCATATTATAATAAATATTATATAATTTATATCCATAATAATCATTTAATTCATTTAGATTTTTAATTATTATACATTTTTTAATATTTTCTTCTATATTCATTTCATTTATTATTTCTTTCGCTAAACTTGGTATATTACACCAAAAATAATGTTTATAATTTGACAAATTTTTATATTGATCTTTGATTAAATTTATAAATTTAATATCAGGTTTATACATATTTATTGGATTTGTTATCCAAATTTTATGAGTTATTTTAATAAAATCATTTTTTAAAAATTCATTTTTAATTATATCTATACTTTTTATTCTTTGTTTTTTAGCTGACTCCAAATAACTTGTAAATGTTGTATTAAATTCGTCTTTAAAAAATGAATGCATGTTTTCTTGGGGATTATCTATAAAAAATTGTGGAATACTAATACTAATAAAATGATCTATATCTATTTTTATATGTTCTTCAAATAACATTTATATGTATATAAATAAATAAATAAACTAAATTAAACATTATAAATTTTTTCTAATTCAAAATATTTATTTATAACATCTATTTCTATCTGTTCTTCTTTTTTAATATCAGAAAACTGTTTCATATATATATTAGCATTGTTAATTATTTGTTTACATTTATCCTGATTATCATTACACCAATTTAATTTTTCTTCTAAATCACTAAAATCATCTTTTAATAATACATAATGATAATCCGGTATTAATGTATCTTCCATTAACCAACTTACTACATTTGGTTTTGCCATCAATACTAAACTATTTGAATTTAATTTCCAATTTATTCCAGAATCTTTATCATTTCCTTCAATTGAAAGTAAATATTTATATTTTAAAAATTCTGTAATATCTATTCTTTGATGAATAATGTTTTTATTAAACAATTTATAATCATCTGGTGAATTATAAGATATTCCGACATCTATATTTATATTTTTGTTAAACCATTTTTCAATTAAACTAAATCGGTTTGCTGGATAATGTTTTTCACCTGTGTTAGTTCCTCTCCAAAATACTTTATTTTCTTTTTGATCAAAATTGATGTCCGACGAACGATTATAATAATCAGCCCAATGACGGTCATATTCCATACATCTTAATATAACAGAATTTTTACTAACTATATTACGAGTTTTACATAATATTAAATTTAAATTTGGTTCTCTGATGTCTCCAAGAGAAATATTAAAAGATTTATTTACATTATTTGTTTTAATTAATAAATCTTTAAAGGGTGAAATATAAACCGTTTCTACCATTTCTAAATAATGACGTAATTCATTGATTTTTATTGTACTTGATTTTTTTATATTACCTAAATCAGTGGATAAATAATAGTCTACTCGTTCTTGAATGTTCATTATAATAAATAATTAAAAAAAAATTTAAGAATTTAACTTAATATCGTTTTCAATCATTCGCTTAACTAAATCTTTAAAATTATACCTCGGACTCCAATTTAACAATTGTCTGGATTCAGTTGAATCCCCGTGTAATACTTCAACCTCAGCCGGTCTATAAAATTTATCTGAAATACTTAAAATAACATTATTATCTAATAATAGTTTAGAATTTAAAGGTTCATCTAAATCTTCTTCCCATTTTACATCTAATTCGGCATATTCACACGTTAAATCGATAAATTCTTTTATTGTATGAGTCTCATTAGAACTTAATAAATATTCTCTCGGTTCTTTTTTATTTAACATTAACCACACAGCTTCTACAAAGTCCTCAGAATCACTCCAATCTCTCTTTGCGTATATATTTCCTAACTGAAATGGTGTTATATATTCCCCATTTTTATATTCTTTTTTGATTCTCGCAATATTTGTTGTTATTTTTCTTGTTACAAACTCCTTACCTCTCCGGATTCCTTCATGATTAAATAATATACAATGAATTGCGAATAAATTATAACTTTCTCTATACACTTTAACTAAATGTCTCGCAGAACATTTACTTGCTCCATACACACTTCTCGGTTTACACGGATGTTTAATATCTTGTGGAACATAATCAACATCTCCAAATTCTTCACTTGAACCTGCTGAGTAAAATCTACAATCGGGACAATATTCTTTTATTGCTTCTAAAAAATACATTACACTTAAAGTATTTGTTGTAAATGTATTTATAGGACTATTCCAAGATTCTCCAACAAAACTTTGAGCGGCAAAATTAATTACATAATCGGGTGTAATTTCTTTTATATTATTTATTATAGATTGCGAATCTAATAAATCAAGATGAACTAATTTAAATCTGGGGTCTTTTATATCCTCAATGTTTTCATGATTAGATACTGATAATCTTCTTACAGCTCCATAAATTTCAATTGAATCGGTATATTTACTTAATAAATATCGTACAATATTTGACCCATCTTGCCCAGTGACACCAGTTATTAATATCTTCATTATATTAATTCAATAATAATAAAATATATTTTAAACTAATAATAAAATGTCATGTATTATTATTTTATCATAATTATTTAAATTTTCACTAATTAAATGAGTATTTATTAATTTATTATTATTTAATAAATATTCTATTAATACATTTTCATTTTTTCTACGAATAACTACTATATAATTTAAATCATTTTGTTCTTTTATTTTATCTAATTGATAAATGTTATCTATATTTTTTAAAATTATTATACCAATTTTAAATTTCAAATTTAAATTAATACTATTTTGTTTTTCAATATTTACCTTTTTTATTAAATTAATATTTTTATATATATTATCAATATCATTATAATTATATATCTCATAAAGTTTCCTATATGATATATAATTATTTGCAACAATGTGTAAATGTATTATATTATGAGTAGGAATATAAGTAAAATATTTCATTTCGTTTTTAAAATAATCAAATTGTTCAATATTATCTAAAAATATTTTTAAATTTGTCATATACTTTTGTGTTATATTTAATATATCATTCAGTCGTTCAATAGACCATATAGTATAATGAAAAAACTCGTCATTATGTTTTGGGTCTTTTACTAAAATAAAGTTTTCATTTTTATATAAATAATTTATAAAAACATCTTCTGGAATAGCTTTCATTAATTAATATAATTATTAATAAAATATAAAATTAACTCGTAATACTATCGCAACTTATGACAACATTTCATGATACTAATTATATTTAAATTACAAAGTATCTCTCTCTAATTTAAGTTTGTATTGATTCATTTTATACTCATACCAGTCTTTTTCTTTATTTCCGAGTACGTTATCAGTTTTAAAATTTAAATTACTAATTTTATTCTCTTTAATACCATCAGTTTTAAAATGATTTTCTGCCAAGTCTTTTGTTGTTAATTCGTGAATTAATAAATGTTCATAATTCGTTAGATAATAATGATAATCTAATATATTAATATTATTATGGTTTCTTGGATAATTTAAAAAATTATATGCACATAAATCTGTTATATCATTTTCATTATGGACATTAAAAAAGCTGTCATTATCAGTTCTTGTAGGGTGTCCTTTTGAACGGTCATAACATTCTTGCTTTGATTTAGTGACATAATGATTAATTTGTATTAAATCATTTGTTGAATTAGTTTGAAATGGTCCAGATTTATATACTTTTCCTTTTTCGTTTACTTGGTTTCCGTTTTTTAATATTGGAAAATGAGGATTATTATAATATTTAACATCTTTAAAGACTGTTATACACTTAACATGCTGATTTACAAATTTACTACTCTTTGTAAATCGATTTACAACAAATGATTCTGTATAATTCTCATGACTATTTGAACCGAAAATTTTCCAATTAATACCTAAACAACCCGAATTCAAATTAATACTTCGTAAAAATTCATTTATATTACTATGTTTTTTTAATACTATAAATTCATCACAGTCTATTATTGCACACCATTTATATTTAGAACTATATTCTTTTGTAAAATCTTTAATATTTATGAATTGAACATTGGAAAATTTTCGATGATTTAATGGTTTATGTATAATAGAAACTTTGATATTTAGATTAATTAAACTATTTTTTAATGAAAAATCGTCTGATGTATCATATATATATATATGATCAAATCCAAGTAATAAATGATAATATACCCATTCAGATATATATTTTTGTTCATTTAAAACTTGTACAAAAACGCACGAATTACTCATTATATTATAAATAATTATATTATTAATGGTAATAAACGTCATAATTATTTAAATTAAATAATCAGAAAAAATTAAATTGTAGTAATCATTACATTTATTATTATTATGTAATGGTATTAAACTAAATAATAAACTTTGTGTAATAATTTTTAAATTTATAAAATCATTATAAGAATAATTATTAATAAAATACTCTTTGAAACTTACAATCATATTATTTTTATACTCATTATTTAGTTTAATATCTCATCATATCCAATCAACGACTGATATATTTTTTCCAAATCACCACATATCGTTAACTCAGTACCTAATTTACCTCGCATATCTATGAATTTTATTTTATCATAATTATTAATAATTATATTTGTAAATACTTGGTCTCCATGTATTATTGTTTTTTCTATATACATTATTTTCATCATCAATATTTGTAAACATAGAGTAATCAAATTCAGAGTATCGTTTAATCAATTTATAAGTATAATTTGCGTATATATTAGAATTTACTTTATCATTACTATCATCAGTTTCTTGTATTCTAACTAAACTATTTAATACATGAATCAATATATTCTTTGTTAATAATTCAGATAAATATAATTCATTAATTGTAATACCATTTATTTTTTCAATCGAAAAACCGTTAGCTGTTCTTTCAAAATATAGAGGAAATAAATCTTTTACCATTAAACCCATATTGGTATTATTATTATCATTATTCAATACACATTAATTATAAGTATAAATAAGTAAAAATAATATAAATAATTAATATAAATGAAAATAAGTAAAATGAGTATAAATAATTCGGATAACTCAATATTCGGAGAGTGGATAAAAACCCCAGAAAAATATCAGTTCTCTTTTAATAATGCTGAACCATTTGAATATTGTATTATTGACAATTTTTTAAAACCAGATATAGCAAAAATCGCGTCTAAAAATTATCCAGAAAATATGAATGATTATCATTATTATAATAATCCACTGGAAAAAAAATATGCTTATGATAATATTGAAAATATGAATGAAAATATTCAGAATATTTTTTATGCTTTATGTTCAGAGACTATACTTTCTTCATTAAAAACAATTACAAAAAAAAAACAATTACAATATGATAATACGTGTCATGGTGGAGGATTACATATTCTTCTAAATAATGGACGTCTTCATTTACATCTTGATTATGAAAAACATCCTATTTTAGATAATATGCAAAGATATCTAAACATTATATTATATTTATCAGAAGACTGGAAACAAGAATATGGAGGAGCAACAGAATTGTGGAATGAAAATGTTTCAGAATGTATTTTTAAAAGTCCAGTCAAATTCAATTCTGCTCTGATTTTTAAAACAACTGAAAAATCTTGGCACGGAATACCAGAACCAATTAAATGTCCCGAAGATGTTTATAGAAAAAGTCTCGCGTTTTATTATTTAATACCTCTTGAAAATGATTCCGGTAATAAACTTGGAACAGATAGGTCTGGTTATAGAACTAAGGCTGTATTTACAAAAAGACCAGAAGATAAATATGACCCATTAATAGAAAAACTTTATTCAATTAGACCATATCGTAGAATAAACTCTGATGATTTAATTAATTAATTAAAATAAGTAACACCCGGACATTTCATTATTAATTAAAATTAATTTACTTTTAATTTTAATTAATACTTTTACTTTACTTTACTTCACTTTACTTTACTTTACTTTACTTCACTTTACTTTTACTTCTTATTCGGTTTCAAATGAATTTACTTTATCTTCTAATTCTTTTAATTTAGAATTGGTAAGTTCAACAACTTTTGTTAAAGAGGAGACAGCAACATTTAGTTTATTTACTGTATCTAATAAATCGGTCCCATCACTTAACGTAAGTTTTTTTGTAGCGGTTAAACTATTAACATATAAATCTTCTACGTGAAGGCGTGAAAAATTACCATTTCCAGCAGACATCGACTTAACCCCTTTCATTTGATATTTATAATTTTTTATATTTAAATCATTTTAACGCAAATAAAAATAATTATTATTATTATAATGGTTTTATATGGCGATTTCGGTCTTCCGTACCAAGGTATGGTCGCTTCTTACACTGACGGAAAACCCAGAGGAGTAAATTCTTTAAAATTTCCCCGGTCTAATTTAAATAGTAAATGTAGTTATGTTAATGTCCCAGTAAATAAACATCGGTTTGGTAAATTACATTATGGTGCTAATTGGTATCCCGGTATTGATATAGACACCAATTATAATCCAGATACAGGAGGATATGGTTATATGAATGCAAGTGCCGGTCCGTATTTTGCAGTCGGCATCGGAAATTATCCACGCAGTATGTACAAAGAATTAAATTACGGAAAAGTAAAAGCGAGTCCAAAAAGAAAAGCGAGTCCAAAAAGAAAAGCGAGTCCAAAAAGAAAAGCGAGTCCAAAAAGAAAAGCAAGTCCAAAAAGAAAAGCGAGTCCAAAAAGAAAAGCAAAAGCTAGTCCAAAAAGAAAAGTGAAATATTGTGGTAAAGAGGGCGGAACAGATAAAAAAAAATATCCAGTAAATACAAAAAAGAAATGTACTGCCGCTTTATCATATTCAAGATATGCACCTGATAGATGTGGATTAGCCAGATGCGTTATTAAAAATTGTCCTGTTGGTACTGGTAAAACATCAAAATTGATAAAGGAATGTAAATTAAAATTAAAATAAAAAATTAAAATAATTGAACTTAAATATATTATTTTAATAGATATTATATGCCGTCTTATAGATGTACATACTTAGTTTTTGATAATGATAAAAATGTAAATCGTAAATGTAAGAAAAAAATATATTTTAAAGAATTATGTAAGAGCCACAGTAAAATTGTATATAATAAATTTGCATCATTAATTCAAGCAAGATTTATTGGTAATAAAATTAGAAGTAAAATTAAAAATATATATTCATTATTACCAGATGATATTCAGAAAATTATAATAGATAAAATGAGACAAGACCATTATTATCGCAATTATTATTCAACACTGAATAAAATAATATATAAAAAAGTTCTTAATGTTGTTTATGAAAATGGATATTTATTTACACTTTATGATTACTGCGAGTATAATGTGTATAGAAATTTAAATGAACTATTTGTAGATACTTTTACTGATTTTTCTATTTATATGAAAAATTTAGAACAAATATATACATTAATTAATAAATATTTTTCAATATTAAATATAAATAAACATATATTTAATATATTATATATATTATCAAATGGTATTTATCACGATGATTATCCTATATTGTGTAATGAAATGATGATATACTCTGATAATTACTATTTTAATTAACGAATAATTAACGAATAATTAATTACTTTAAATTCTTAAAAAAATATTGACTAAAAAAACCAAAACAAAAACAACAAAACAATGTCAAGATGTACTAAGTATGTATTTGATCAAACAACAAAAAGAACCCGAAAATGTAAAAATAAAAAATGTTTAAGAGAATTATGTACAATTCATTATAAAATGTTTTATAATGACAGTATTATAATAATTCAGAGTATCTTTCGTGGTAATAAAATTCGTTCTAAATTAAATAATATTTTTTTAAAATTACCCGAAGAAATTCGACATATTGTTATTGAGCGTATCCGCGAAGATTATCATAACACTAAACGAAATAATATAATAGAAAATATTATAAATAATAGACTTATTATATTATTAGATATATCTTACCAAGAATTTAATTTTTATGAACAAGAGAGTTTATATTTTTTTGAGATAAATAAATTATACAATCTTTTAAATAAATATTTTTGCATTATAAAATTAAATAAGAACATTAAACAATTATATAATTTAACTAAATTAAGACATTATATGATTGATGGTTCAGGATCAATAAATCCCGCTTTACAATTTTTAATTTTATACAAAGATATAAATTATTTAGTGTGAAATTATTTAGTGTGAAATTAAGAATACTTTACAATACAAAGTTTAATGTATAATTAGAAATTTGTTCATGAACGAAATAACTTTGATGAATTCGATCAGCGAATGCCGAATTAAACTGATTCCATTCAAAATTTCCGGCAGTTCCGGCTGCGCCAGTTGAATTTGTTAAATCAATTAACGGTAATGTACCCGGTAATACAGAATTTACCGCGCCAGCGTATGTATTTATCCATACTGGATATGAAGTAGTCGGGTCACCGATAGACCCACTCATATCTGAAATATTTTTAACAACCTGTCCTGGATCAGCCAATTTTCGCATCGAGAATAGAGGGTAATTCTGCCGGATTATTAGACCAAGAAAATGTACCAGAAGGAACTTCATAATTATATGTAGGGAATTCAACCTTTATAGCATTAAGTGCATCCATTGCAGATAAATATTTAATATCCATTCCATCTATAAATGTTTTTAAAGAACCAGAATACATTACCACTATATCTTCCAAATCTGTAAATAAACTATTTGTAAATGCAATCGATGTGGCTCCGCTTGGTGCTGAACCAGCAAGGACTGCATATTTAGGTATTTAATTAAATGATAAACGAAATGAAAAATAAAAATAAAAATAAAAATTAAAAATCAAAAACACTTAATAATATCGCAAAGAAGATCCAAATTATAAGAGGAATTATTAAATTTTGTGATACTTTATTAGAATTTGTATAAGCAAAAAATAACATCATTAATGTCAATAATAATAAATATAAACTTATTTGTTTATTTTCGAAACAAGAATAAAATATCAACCACGAACACAGTAAAATATTAATAGCCAAGTAAATTACCGTTTGTTCTTTTGAATAAACCCAAGCCAGTCCTAATAGTATATATAGTATGGGCCAAATTATAGAAAATACTTGTCTTGGGGGTCGAAATTTAACAAGTGAACCAGCTGATTTACCTGGTTTACAAATAAGCGTAGTAGAATAACCAGCAATAATTGGTAATAATAAATAAATATAGTCTGTAATTGAATTTAACATTTATTATTACTTTTTATTAAAATTCAATTAAAATTCAATTAAAATTCAATTAAAATTCAATTAAATTTAATCTGTGGTACTTCCGAATCCTCCGGTATTTCGATTTGTTTTTGAAATAGAATCAACAATTACCATATTAGGTAAAATTCCGTTAAATGCTATAATTTGAAAATAACATTTTCCTTCAATCAGGTCAAAAGATTTATCTGAAATATTATCAACCTTAGCAATAACTTTTCCTCTATAATTTTTATCAATAATTCCTACACTATTAGCTAAACGAAGTGGTGTTTTTGCAAGAGAGCTACGAGGTATTAACATATAACCATAATTTTGTTCTGCTTTGTATCCAAGATCAATTGAAAATGAATGTGCGTTCTCAGGAACAGTAATTGAATTAGACATAGGAATATCAAGTCCAGAATCTTGATTCAGTTTAGCATTTTCATATGTTGGATGATTTTTCCAAACTGATACATTATTCGGTTTTACGTAAATAGTTAAATTCATTTTTTACTTAAATATTAATTGTATTTTTAAATTAATTTAAATTTTGTAATTTAAATATTTGTAAATTAATTTAAATTTTGTAATTTTAATATTGGTATAATTAAAATGAAAATTATTTCTACAACAAAAAGTATATTTGGAAATAAGGTTGTCAGACTTATATTTTTTTTATTAGTAATTGGCGGTATACTTACAGGTGTGGCATTTGGGATTATCGCTTTAACTCGATCATTGAAAAATCCATGTACAACTGACCCAACACGACCTATCTATGATCTTGACTCGAAGGCGTGTGTCCCCGACTGTGGTAAGAAAAAAATATGTAATAACCCCAAGGCATATTTGTACCAAAAATGTCCTCTTGATAATTATTGTACTGGTGATTATATATATGATAAAAATAGTTGTCAATGTACAATCAAGTGTGGTTCAGGTTTAGAACCATTTACAAAAGATGGACTCTCATCTACAACTGAAATGAAAAAAGATCCTAACGGAAACTATACACCAGTAAATCAGTTAACTTGTGGAATCCCGTGTCATTTCTCTACCAAGAAGTATTGTACCCCACCGCTCTCATGCGGACAGTCGATATATACTGATGGAAGTCACGAGGGAAATGGTTGTTACAGCAATAATGATTATACAAAATGTCCCAGAAGTGACATATATTGTTTAGGGAGTGGAAAGAACCTTTGTACAAGTACATCCGAGGGAGAAAAATGTAAATTACATACGTGTGGTTTTAATAATACCACACAAGGTGTTGCATGTACATCAGATATCGAATGTAATAAATCCTCTAAAATTCAGTCTAAAATTCAGTCTAAATGTGTAAAAAATAATAATAAGATTTTAAATGGGAAACACATTACAGATATTGGTGTGTGCGACGGTGATACCACTATATTACAAAATAGTCCTAATTGTATGGATGTGAATAAAATTGGAGAGAACAAAGATGGCGATATCATAAATTGTGGTACAAATATCGGTATAAGTAATATAATTAGTCAATGTAAAAGTAGTGTTATTGCAGGTACGCCGATATCGGCTACGCCTGGCGTAGACCCGAAAGGTTGTGCTGCTGCTATATGTAGTAGTACTAAAAATAATTGGCAAGCTTTGAGCAAAGGTGCTAACAAATCAACTTGTCAAAAAATCGGTCCTTCCCCAAATGTAAAAATGACAGGGGGTAATTGTTGTATGATGTCCGGTGAGGCAGCAAATTACCCAACCAACCAAGGAAATACTTTGATGAGTGAAAAAATATGTTGTGGTAGAAAAGTAAACTCAGGACAGGAATTCTGTTCTAATAATACGTTATATCCTTATTCGGGTTTATTCTTGGGTGAACAAAGTATGAGCTGGAAAGAGCCAATAACTCTGAGTAAAGGCGTCACTGAAAAATCTCAAATAGAAAATTATAATAAAAAATTATGGGCCCAACTTAATATATCACAGTCAGAAGGGGGAGATCCCACAAATTCTAAATATTCGGGGACTTATTTTGCTCCCTCAACCACTACTGGGGATACAGTATTGCATGCATATTGTGGGAATTATACTCCCACTGGGGGCTCCCCAAAACTCTCTGTTGTAAATAACAGCAATGATGAGATAAGTTACTGTGTTTCAAAAGGGAAATGCACGTTAGGTGACCTTTCATATGACAATGGAACTTCTGGACCAGATGTAGATCAAAATGGCTGGCCACTATGTACTAAGGGGGGGGGCAAATCAGGTACGTTATATTGGAGTGATCCCTTCCCAAAAGGTGGTGAGCCATTACAAATTAAACAAACGACATTTGGAAAGTCTTGTAACGATCAAAATCTTACTCAAGAATGTGCAAATTTAAGTACGATGATCACGGGTATGAACACTGCCACCATTTCCGGCGGTGAGTGTATATTTCAAAACTATTGTAAAGACATAAATATGAAGAACGAAAATTGGGGTCAGTTATATTCAAACGCAGAAAACGCAACAGGAGTAAATGCGTGGAATAATGCAATGAAACCTTACAAAATATTATTAAACGCAGGCAATAACGTTTCCGGCTCGTGTCCCATGCAAGCCAGTTCATTTCCTGGTTCTATAACAGAACCAGTATTGACGTGGGATGATACAAATTGTGAGAAGACCGCATACGTAGACCAACCAGCATATTTAACGACGGGTGAATATTGTCCGTTTGGTGTAATGGATCCCCGGCCAATGACTGATAATGTTTGTAAGCCGCCGCCGCCGCCGCCAGTTATTCAAAACAGTCCCAATTAGGATATATATTTGTACTGTGATACACATGGCAATTACGCATGTCGCAATGTTTCTGCGATAAAACTTCTATTCTGTTCGGTAAATCCTAAACCGTCGGATTGGGACGGGAAGGATAAAGATAATGGAAAATATAATTGTTCGCACTATTCCGAATTGTATTCATATGAAGAATGTATTGATTATGTAATGGAAAGAATGTGGGTCAGAGTCAGTGATTACCCGACCCAATCCGACCGCCGGACTGTCCAAGTAAAAATCGGGCTTATGCAATTTAAACAAAAAGTCTGCGGTATTTTATTATTGTTTTCTTTTTAATTTTATTTTCTTTTCTTATTATAATAATATGAAAGATCAAATGTATCTATATGCATTTTTAGTTGTGACATCAATTGTTGCTTTAATATTAAGCGGTCTTTCTCTGACAAAAAAGGACAAATTCAGTGGTCAGGACTCTACTGGTAAATATGTAGATTATAGCGAAGATAAAAAAAAATTAAAAAAAGGCGTTTGGTCTAAATATGGGGACATACTAATAAATAGTAAAGGAGAACCAATGCCGGGACCCGCCGTTAAGGTCAATGGTGGTCAAGGCGTTTCATGTGATTACTATGCCGGGGGTGAATTATTTAAGGAACCCCAATTGATTAAAAACGGTCCATCCGACACCAAGTTGTACTGTGATACACATGGCAATTACGCATGTTCGGACAATATGGGGCATGGAAAAACTCCATGCTGTTCGGTCAATCCTGGACCAGATAATGCTCACTACGTCGGAAAAATGGAAGATGGAACATATAAGTGTAATTCTCAGAAAGACCTAACAAAATACTATTGTTATACAAACCCAAATACAAATATTCAACATTGCACAACCAATCCGCCGAAAAAGGCATCAATAGGGCATACTAGCTTAACGGAATGCCACGATGGGTGTGATAATAATAGGCTCAACAATAACAATCCGGTACCCACAGCCCTAGGACCAGATAGTCTCGGCGATTTAAAGAAGGGGATGTTTGTTAATTTTTGTTCACCAACAGCCGTTCCGAAAGTTTATGGTTATCTGGGTAGAAATGGAAACGGATTAGTCTTACTGAATAACAACGACAGCGTTGATGCTCAATGGAAGACAGTCGGTCTTTCGAAGAAGACTAATAACCCCTCGGATACCGCGAATAATGTCTTTGTTATATCTGATTCGAGGAAGAACAAAGCTGGCGATATCATAAAAAGCTTAATCAGGGGTGAACTAACAAACCCAGATACTGCTGTATTGACTTTTCCTACGGTAACTGAGGATATTGATACTATAATTAAAGGTGATTATGATGGAACGAGAATGAAGAATCATTTCACCACGTCCGCTCAGGGACAAAATAGATATGGAACACAACAAGTCAATTCTCACCGCCCAAATGGACCAGATCAACCCTTTTGTTGGAAGGCTGACTGTGGGTGGGGGATTCCCTATTCGTCATGCAATTGTACAGTACATGATCAGTCTGTAGCACCCTACCAAATTGTTGGTTTGAGTTGTGGCACACCAACGTGTTGGAGTTCTGAGATTGACTTAACCAGATACACATTTACCATTGCCCAGGATAAAACTAAATACGGACCAACATTTGTTGATCCTGGGTATTATTTGGCTATATCGATACAGGACGAAGCAAAGGTAGAAAATCCTTCCAAATACACAATATGGTGGTTGATTATTGACACTGATTGGAACAACCCGGGAAGTAAGATAATATTATCACCCGATCCCCCATACAGACATGTTTATGATAGTAAGGGTGTGAAGAGAGGTATTTCGCATTATAACAAATCATACTACATGCCTTGATTAAATACTAAGTCCTTTTAATTCGGTGTCTAGATCTATTTCTAATTTTGCATCTTCAATTTTTTCGCAATTATTAATTATGTCTCTCATTTTTAATAGTGCTGAATGCGCTCTATAAATATCAGATACATCATTTTTTAAATTTAAAAATTCAATTTCAAATTCATAATTGGTACTAACTACGGTATTTTCTGTTTGAATTACTTTTGTTAAGTCAAACCGAAAATTATTATAATAATATGAATCACGCTCTTTTTTCCTAAGAGTTCCTGTCTTAATTTTTTCTTCTGAGTCTACTTCACACGCAACACTAATTCTAATATCATATGGACAATTTGTATATTTTAAATTGATAGTCTTAATTCTGGTTTTTTGAATACACGATTGTTTAGGAACTTTTTTACCATTAAAATGGGTGATTTTACGAATACCATTGTTATTTAATTCATCTGTTTTTGTACGAACAATTCTATCCCAATTTTTATTACTTTCAAGTAAATCTTTAATTTTATTATAAAACTCTTCTGATCCAAGACCAGATTTAAACCTATTTTCAATTATTTGCCCGATCCTTAATTCTATCTCAATATTTAATGAATTTTTATGAGCTTTAATAACTTTTTCAAGAGCATAAATTCCATCAGCCAATTCATCATAATAATCTTTTCCCGAGGTTGGAAGTTCCATGATTCAATTTAATTATAATACTATATAATATTTAAGTAGATTAATATTTAAGTAGATTAATATTTGTAATGTTTATTTTTTAATAAACATTACTGTTATTATAGCAATAAGAACCATTAACATAAATAAAAATAATAAATTACCGTTTCCGTTTCCGTTACCATTTCCGTTACCGTTTCCATTTCTACAATTCTTACAATTCTTACAATTCTCACACCCAGATTTCATTCCAAAATTTTCTTGGATATTTTTGGTTGGAACGACCGGTTTCTGTGGGTCAACAGATTCAATAAATTTTTTAAACGTGTCTAAGTAATATTTTTTATCTGAATCAGGTAAAGCAGCATAAGTGTATTCCGCATTTTTAAATAAATTCCGAATCTCGGTTTGAGGTATTCTAAATGCGGTTTCAAACTTATTTGTACATTCTTGAAATGTTAATTTTTCATATGGCGGATTTGTGTTAACGAAATCTAATCCTGTACATTCCATAGATGGATTAAGTGTTCCAGGACTTGTAATTCCTAAATTTACATTTGTTGCGATGACCGGTAATCTACCCTGTAAATCTGGGTTTAAACTACCGAAATTACCGTAATCAGTTGGTAAGACAACAAGAGAAGTAGTGTCGTTATTTTTATTTAGAAAGCTGGGATTATTAAAATTCAACTCGTCTTTCATTTATTATAATTAAAATATTTTTATTTTAATTCTTTATTAGTTAATTTAAATATAAAATAAAGTATTAACATCGCGATTAACCATATAATAAAATCTTTTAAAACTAACCCAATTTGTATAGAATATGTATATTCATTTTCATTTACATTAGAATTAATCTTTTCCTTTTTATGATTATAATGACGATTCATTTTATGGATTTTACAATTAGGCAAAATAGTGAAATCCAAACAGGGTAAAATGATGTTTTCAAGTAATGAATTAATTAATCTATATGTAAATAATCCCGCAATAACGGACAAACTTAAATAAGATACTATAAATGATAAAAAATTAACCATTAATATTATAAAGTAACATTTTAATTTTTTTGTAATTTTAATTTTCCTAAATTGACTATTTTAATATTAACAGGAATATTGAACTTATAATATTTCCCGATTTTCAATATATTCCACGTAGAGTCTTTAATATAAAATCCGTAATTATTTTTAAGAGATAAATATCCAATAAAATTATCCATTTCTATATCATCCTTCTCTTCGAATATTTCTGTTAATTTAAGTTCTTTCGGCAATTCAGAATACAATTCAACAAAATTTAACTGTTTTTTTTTAAATATAAAACTACTAACTTCTATAAAAGATAACAGTATTATATAAATTATAATAATTAATACATACATTATTAATTAATTATTATAATTTTAGAACAAATAAAACTCACATTACTCACACTTCATTACACTTACACGCACTTACACTTACTCGCACTTACTCGCACTTACACGCGCTTACACACACTTACACGCACATTACAGTACTTTCCAATATAATTCGATATAATACTTGATAATATTATTATTATTAATTAATTCAATTGGACCTTTTACGTAAAATCCGAGAGGTTTATAATAATTAATTAAATGTGTTCTTATTTTTTTATCTTTGAACATTAAGAATTTACTTTTTTGAAATTTTATAGGGTAATCAGAACTATTATTAACAAAATCCAGTTCATTTGAACAATCGATGATATATTTATATTTAGTACAAACTTTTCTTGTTTTTGAATCAATTGTTTTTGATAACATGTTGACAATAGTATCTAATTGTTCTGTTGGAAGTAAAAGACTTTGAATAAAATCATCATAAGCTGAATTATAATTTAACACATATGTATCCTGTAATTTTTTTTCTGTTGGTAAAGTTGTTGGTGTAATTGACGTACTGTATTCCCACCCATTAATAATATTTGACTGCATTTTATATAAAATTCGATGTATCTTTAAATAAATTACTTTTTACTTTTTACTTTTACCTTTTTTTCCTTTGTCTTTATTAATCTTTTCTTCGGATTCAGACTCTGATTCTGATTCTGAATCTAACTCTTCTATTTCGTCTTCTGAGTCTGATTCTGAATCATTAGATTCAGAATCGGAATATTCAAAATCAGATTCAGTAACCAGTTCTAATTCATGTGTTACATCTGATGTCTTTGTTGTATTAATTTTGGGGAATAAATTTTCAAGAACACATAATTGTTCTTCATTAAATTTATCTGGTAATACTGGTTTAAATTTAACTATAAGGTCACCATATTCATTTTCAGAACCATATATTGGCATACCATATCCTTTTAATTTTCGGTAACATTCTAATTCATCTCCAAACACATTAATCTGAGTCGAATTAATATTTATTTCTCTTCCATCTAAATGTGTAATTGTCATATTACAATCATATGCTTCATATAGTGATATATCTTTTTCTACAATTAAATTATTATTTTCTCTGTCAAAATCGTCATGCTCAGCACAGCACAATGTAATAATAATATCACCCGTTTCATACCCCTCTTTTTCATCTGCTTGTTTATTAAATGTTAAAACTTGTTCATCAAACATACCCGATTCAATATTGATTATTATTTTTTTCTTTTCATCTACAACTTTCTTTGTTTTACCGTCAGAAATAAGTCTTTTTCTTCTAACCGCTAATCTTTTAGTCTTACCGGAATATAATTCTTCTAACGTCACATTTAATGTAAAATGGAGATCTTTTGTTTTTGGTGCTAATGAATCCATTTCTGAATCGGACCCAATTTCCTCTATTTGACTTCCGAGATTTATTTTTGAATTCTCCCCCGGAACAATATTCTCACACATACTACCAACATCCGCCATATTTCCAGATGTCATTTTTTCAATAAAATCAGGAGTTACCATTTTAGAAACCGATTCAGTTACCTGCGATATCATCTTTGACATATCCATACCATTTAAATCTCCATGTTCTTGATTTTGTGTAATATTTGATGCGACCTGTTGAGCCATTTTTACAATCTCTTGCATATTAGCACCGTCCATTTTATGTTTCTTAATTATAAAAAAATTAATCATTAAAACGCGTTATTATTTTAATTATTAATTTTTTTGGATTTAATACTTTCAACAGATTTAATACTTTCAACAGATTTACACTTTTGATTTACACTTTTGGTGGATTTACACTAAATTCGGAGTCTCTGGATGCTTGAAGTGTATCCATATCAAGCTTTCCGTCTTTTTCCTCAGTCCATGTTGGAAGACCCTTAGACATATCATCTGCATCTAAGGACGAAAACAGTCCATTTGAATCAACTGAATCATCATCTATGGTAGAATACGTATTACTATTATTATTTTTATTATTAAAATTCAAATATTCCATTTCATCTTTGCTAAAATGGTCAAATACTTTCTTTCCTAATAAAACATCTTTTCCATTTATAACTAAACAGGGTATGCTTGTAACAGTTGGTGGTAAATTTCGTTCCAAAGATATATCTATATATTTTATTTTAACATCTTTTGGTATAAATTGTTTCAATTTTTCACAGGCTTCTGATTGCGGGTGGTAAAACAGTAATAGTGTATCACTCATTTTAATTTATGTTTTATTTATTTAATTTTTTAAAACGACATTTAAATTAAATAAATTAAAGTAAAGAATAAAAAGTAAAGAATAAAAAGTAAATTAAAAAAAATAACTTATATTAATGAATTATAACATTATTATAGTAATATTAATTTTAATTGCGTTATTTACAATTTTTAAAAAAGAAAATTATTCAAGAATAATACCTCGATATCCAAATACTCAATGTTCTGGTAATACATGTAAATATCCTTCTACAAATAATAAACTAAATACTCTTTGTAATAAAGAAGTTGCGAAGTATCAATATGGTGATCGATTTATTAAAAATCCAAATAAGTATTTAGAAATGGTCGCCCGATTACTTGATGATTTATCAAGTAGCTCAAAAATGGACAATTATAAATTAACTGATAAAAATTTTTTAGGTGATCCAGACTATTTAACACAATTTATGAATTTGAAAGTAAATAAATTAATTCAAGATAAAGAATATTTACAAAAAAATGGATCATGGAAATACGAAAATTTTTATATATCAGAACCAACTATTCATTATTATTCAACAGATGAACAAAATATGAATGTATTTAAAATAATTTATACACTGGGTAATCCTCTAAGATCATCATATACAAGTTGTATAGCATTTATAAAGGAATATGGTGAGCAAAGTGGGAAATTGGAAATTGTTTATACCACATTTCTAAATGAATTTGAAACTAAGAATAATCAAAGTGATTTAGATGTAATTCCAAAAGAAGCTCTGGATTTTTCTTTCTTAGGAACATTAGCTAATATTGATACTACTAAATTTGGTAATTCAGGAAATTATTCAGGTATTAATGATATATATGAAAAACATGATGAAAAATTAAATATTAAAGCTGATATACCGGATGAATTTAAAGAAAATGATTTTAAAGTTCAAATATTACCACCATTATTTGGAAATGGTGTAATTGATTATCCGGAGAATAAGGAATTAGATATTAGCGCCTTCTTCTAGTTACAACATATGATACACCCACTTTTTTTTCTTCGGTTGTTGGTACTATCGTAGGTGTAGGTATTGTTTGTGTTTTATTTTGAGATGAGTCATTTTGTTTATTCAAAATCAATTCATCCGCTTTTTCTATTAAATCTTTAAATTTTTCATAATTTATTTTAGATGCTTCTTTTATAAATTTTTTTAATAATTTGTAATCATTATGTTCAATCCCGTATTGTAATTGTAATTTTATATAATTTTCTTTTAGCATAACATTTGGTAATATTTTATTATATTCATCCATTACAGTTTGTAAATCTATTTCCCCCACTATTTTAGTTATTAAATTATTTAAATCAACTGAATATTGAAGTGAATATACTTTTGCGTCTTTTGATGCAGGAAATTCTTCCATTGATTCGAATGTGCCTGTTTCAGATTCAATCCATGTTGAATATGAAAGTTCTGCCATGGTTGAATAAATTATTTGTTTAGTTATTATATTATCATTATTTCCCGAATTTAAATATTCATTCATTAAATTAATTTCTGGTATCATGGATTCTCTAATTTTAAACTTTTTAGTAATTATTTCTGAATTTTTAAATGTATATTCGGATTTAAGTAAGTAATAATAAAAAATTTTAGGAGGATTATTTAAGAAATTGTAATTATCATTTGATATAGTAAAGGTTATATATTCTAAAATTTCAGATGTATAAAATTCACGAATAGTTTCAGAATCTTTTTTGATTTTAGAATCTAATGAATAAATATAATCTAAATCCTGAGAATCATAAATAAACATATTATCATTTGACAACAAATACTTTTTACCTTTAATCAATTGTCTACCAGACACTCTTTTATGTGAAATTGTTATACGTGGAAGCCGAATTGTTTTATAATTTTGTTCTTTTAATTCTTTTAATTCTTCCGGTTCTTTTAATTCCGGTTCTTTTAATTCTTTAATTATTGGATGAACATCATAATATTTTTTATTATTAGAATAATTTACATTTTCAGATATAGGGGTCATTTTTGTCAAATTCTTTGTTTTTTTTAATTTTTCTGAATAATTTAATAATTGTTGTTTTTGTTCTAATGCGAGTAATTTTACATCAGAAATATTAAGTTTTCTAATGAAAGAAAGTCTTGATATATAATCATTTGCCTGTTTTTTAGCTATCTCCCACCGTTTAGTTTTTGAATAGTCTATCTTATCATTATCTTTTTTAAATTCAATTGTATCAATAGAAATATCAATATTTGTTTTTTCTGATATATCTAATAAATCTGATTGAACACATTTATTTTTAATATATTTACATTTAATTTTATTGATTGAATATGAATTTATATCATTACAATCAATTTCATTATTAAACCTATTGCACGGGTCAAATAAGTCTTTTGCGCTTCTTTTTATAAATTTAGAATTGACTCCTTCTCTAAATATTTTAACTTTATTTATTGTATCATTATACTCTACAAATATATACATAGTTGAATGAATAAATGTTGTCATATCAGAATCTTCAAAAATTGCTGGACCTTCTATATAATAATATTGACTTAATTCTTTGAATTTTGAATTATAAATAGGTATATAATTATCTGTATATTTAAATGGTACAGCATATTCACGAGAAAATGTATCTTTATATACTATATAAACATCGCCGGGTGATTTAACACCAAGTCTCTCGCGGTAAATATAATTAACAAATGATAGATATTGTTTTGTTTGAGTTAGTTTTGTGTTATATTCAGGAATTAATTCTTGTTTATATATTTTTTCTGTATCATTAGAATATTTTCGTATCTTATCCATACATTCTTTATATAATGAATACACTTTAATAGATTCTGTATAATCAATTTTTAAAGTTGTAGCAAGAGAATATATATCGTCATCAGTATAATTTCTTACTGGTTCTCCAAAATCATCGAAATCAATATTTGAATAAAATGCGGGAAAATTACCCCCGTATATATATTCATTTATTCCAATTATAATATAAGTTGATATATAAAAAGTATTTCCATTTATTATTTTTGGTATAATATTTGTTAACACTGGGCAAATATATGTATTATCTGCGATTGAATGCATTTTATCTTTTTTATCATTTTTAATTTTCAATATTACTAAATTAATCGCGTTAATAAGTATTTTTCTATAATTTAATTGTTCTTTGTTTTGTTGTTCTAATAATGCGGTTTTATACATTTCTAATTCAGAAAAACGAAATTTATTTAAATATTTAGAAAGTAATTCATTTATATTTTCTTCTTTTAATATAATACTTCCGAGACGGTTAATATTTATTAATTCCATATCTCCTTCTTTGATTATAAATTCGGTAATTGTAGGAATAATATTTTTATAATCTGTTATTAAATCACACAATGATGTATATGACATTTTAATTAAATTTGTATATTTTTTATAATCATTCGGTCTTTTTGAATATGAATAAATAATGGATTCTGTTATATCTACCACTTCTTTTACTGAATTTTTATTTAAATTACATTTATTAAATATTTGATATAAACTTGCTCTTGTTTCAACTCGTAATGATATATCAGCAACTCTAAATATTATTCTCGACGGTAATCTGTTTCTGTGGGTCTTTAAAAATTCTAATTTAACTCTTGTGGGGTTTTTACCAAATGGAATAATTACATTATGACATTCTAATAACGATTTATTCCATTGTTTATATTCTAACATTTGTTCGAATATTTCATTTACTTCTAATTCTGATAAATCAATTTTATCTTTTTTAAATTGAATTATATTATCATCAATTGATAATAAATAATCTTTATAAATTAAATATTTATCAATTTTTGGATTCCATGATTTAATATAATCAAGCGTTTTTTCCGGGTTTGTATAATATTCTTCTAAATCATTTGTGGGGATTATAAATGGTATTTCTATATTAATTAAATAAATAAATGATAATGTTCCACTAATATAATTTTTAAGAGAATCAGAATATTCTTTGAAAATAAATATAATTCTATAAATATTCTGCAAGTAATCTGTGTTTGAATAATTAAATATATCATTTTCTAATGTTTCTATCAATTCATTATTTTCAGGATAAAAATCTAATATGTATTCTCTTAAAGTGTTTATACCCGATTTTCTTTGTTCTTTGATATATTTACTATTATTAATTAAATCAGATACAGAGTATTTACCCTCAATGGTTTCTTCGGGGTCTTTTCCGGTTTCTAAATAATTTTTAATTTTTTGAATTTTAATATATAATATATCAGCACTTTTAAAATACTCAGCATTTTCAAGTTTTATCATGTTTTTAGTAAGTATAATCAATAAATCAGATAAATAATTTTCAAAATTTGAATATCTTCTGATCAATTTAACTGAAACACCCGCAGTATATACATGTAATTCCCATACTTTAACCAGGTCAGTTTTATTTCCCGGCAAATTTTCATTTTTTAATTGTGTATATAAATCGTCTGATAACGGCTTAATAATATCATAATATTTTTCATCAATTTCAACTGTATTAATATCTTTTTTAAAATACTCTTTTTTAAAACTAATAGATGCAACTGAACCTTTTTCTGTATATTCTTTATACTTTGAATATTTTTCTTTTTTTGGAATCTCTTTTATTTTTAATAAAAAATTACCTTCAACCGGCAATTCTAATTCTCCGATCTTAACTGTTTTAACTTGTGTAAATATACCACTAACTTGTTCTAATGCGTCCGGTTCAAAAAATGAACTTGTAAAATCTTTTGTTATTAATTTTAGAGGAACTTTATAATATTTAGCTTCTTCGCCGAGTATTTCTTTTAATTTATCATAAGATTCAGGATATTCTCTAAACTTCATGACTGGTATTGAATTGTTTTTTAAATTTTCAATATAACTAAATTGTTTTCGGATATTAATATCACTGTTATCAATACAATCTAATAGTTGTTCTCGACTATTTTTTTTTAATTTTTCTCTCAAAGTTTTAATTGTTAATTCATAACTTGGGTCCATGATTAAATTAATATTTGTATCTTCTCGCTTTTTTAAATTTAATAATTTAAAATTTACCGGATTAACCATTTTCCACTCTACATAATTTAAATTATCTACGGATAACTCTGCACGTTTGTAACCAGGAATATATTTTTTTGCTTCTTCTTGTGCCTTATGTAATTGTAATTTATAGTCAGAGTATGTTTTAATGTAATCGACAATTTTATTTTTAGGTTTATCTGGCCAAATTATATTATATTTATTTGCTATTCCTCTTAGATATTGTTCATCTGACTCTTCTAATTCATTTACTTCTTCTTGTGCCTTATATAATTTTACTATATAATCAGAGTATTTTTTAAAAGATTCCACGTCATTCCATTTAGGTTTATCAATTGATATTATGTTATATTTTTTTGCTATCCGTTTTATATATTGTTCTTCCGGAGTATTTAATTCCTGTAATCGGGTTATTTCTTGTTGTGCTATATTTAATTTAAATTTATATTGATTGTATTCTTTAATATACTCGATTTCTTTCTTATTCGGTTTATCCGGCCAGACAATATTATATTTTGTTGCTATATCTCGTAGATGTTGTTCTTCTGACTTTTCTAATTCATCTATTTTTTTTTCAAATGTTTCTGGTAATACAGATTCTATTTTTATACTTCTTTTTGAATATGCTTCATTTTCATTTAATATTGATAATTCAAATTTAATTAAATTGTAATATTTTCTATTATAATCTAACTCATCAATTTTATCTTGTACATATTCATCTTCTAATTGTTTTTTACTACTATTAATTTTTGCGATACGTTCAGTATCTATGTCTGATAGTTCAAATTTTTTATGTGATAACGCATTTTTATAATCAATCATTAACTTTTCATGTTCAAATGTATTATCATCTATTTGATTAGTTTGAAATAATAAATTTAATATATCAGAATAATTTGTTAATAAACCATCATCATCTAATTCAGTCTGTTCTATATCAGTATCTTCATCTGAATTATTATATTCCGAATCGTCAGATTTTTCGTCATAGTCAGAATAATCACCCATTATAACTTATTATTATTTTAAAAAATAAAAAAAAATGTATTAATAAATGATAACTATTTATCTACTTGAAAATTGTAAATATTGTAAAAACATATATTCTTATATAAAAAAAAATCCGTCCAGACACATATGTGTTATTTATCTATCAAGAAATGATTTAGAAGAAATAAAAAAAACAAAAGAATATTCATTATTAAATGAATTTCCCGTCGCCTATATGGGTAATCCCAATAAAAAAGGAATGCCCAGAAAAAATGCAAAAAGTTTTTCTGGAACAAAAGAAATAACTGAATTACTTTCCTATAATTTTACTAAAAATAATTTCGGAAATTTACAAGGAAATATACTTAATTTTAACTATCCAGAAGGTAATATGGGTAATATACATCAAAGGAATAACCATACTTGTTTCAATAGTAATTCCTGTCATGTAATGGATAGACCATATGGACAATGTGATAATCAATATTTATTAAAAAATGTTCAACCAAAAACTTCAAATCCGATTAGAAGTCATATACCTGTTCAATTTGGTACAACACCGGGAACAAAAGAATGGAAACACGAAAGAGATACTAAATCAGCTGTTCCTGAAAAAATGATACATAGTCAAAAACAAAATAAATTGGTAAATATTCCAATGAATTATAAAGATAATAAGTTAAATAAAACAAATTGTAATTACGGTAAATATATAAAAAGTCCCGTCAATGATACGGCACCTTTTTTAACATATGCAGCTGGTTCAAACACAATCTCTCGTAAAACCGGTGAACCTTATTTTCCTATTCAGAATCCACAACAAATACAAAATTCTCCGGACGCGTATTTAAATACTAACTTAAAACAGTATTTACAAGGCACAGATTTGAATTTAATGAAAAATGGTATGTCGAAATACGGAGATGTGTTAGTACAAACCGCATTTAATTCATCGCAAGGTAATTCAGGTGTTGCACAATTATGGAAACCAAGACAATTTATTGATAATGGAAATAGTTATGGTAAGCTGAAACCTAAAAAGAATAATACCTCGAAATTTAATACTCTAAAACCTAAAAAGAATAATACTCTGAAACCTAAAAAGACCAATACATTAACATCTCCGTTGGGTATAGAAATAAACTTTGGAAATTAAAATAATACCTTATTAATAATGCCGAAAGAATTTTGGGATTTTCCAGAAAATATAAATTATACTAATGTAATTATAAATAATAATAGGTATAAAGTACTTTATAAATATGATAACTATAACGATGCAGCTATATTATTAAATAGTATTAGAAATTTAATAGACTCAATATGTAAATATTTATATGTAAATTATTATAAGTATTCTATAAAAAATCGAGAATATATAAAGTGTTTTTTAAGTATACACAACGGTAATTATTTATTATCAGAAATGCAACTTAATACACCATTTAACGGACTTAATAAACCTAAAAATATTTATTTATCAAATGAGATATCGATAGGAAAAGACCATAAATTAAGAGCAAAAAATCGAGATATATTCTTAACAATTCGAAAGACAGACGGTAAATTTAAATCAGATAATAGTATTTTAAAATTGGTTATACATGAAATTACTCATACCATGTGTAACCACGTTAGATGGAGAGACGACGATCACAATGAAGATTTTGATAATTGTGAAAAATTAATAATATCTACTCTTAAAGAACTTTAAAATGATGTAGTGTCTCTTTTGCAGAAATCTGTTCTGCGTCTTTTTTATTTTTTCCTATTCCACATTTATATTTAACAGAGTCTACGATACACACAATTTTAAATGTTCTATTATGAGGAGGACCATTTGTTTCTAATATTGTGTAACTTGGTGTATTTCCATATTTAGTTTGACAATAACGTAAAAGAATATCTTTATAATTGTCATCTATTAATAGTTCATCAAAATTAATAAATTTTTCAATAATTGATATTATAAATTTTTCTGCATAATCGAAACCCAAGTCAAGATAAATAGAACAAATTAAGGCTTCTAAACAATCTTCTAATATATGATCATTATTTCTCCCATTTATATTTTCTACTTTTATATTTAAAATCAAATATTTATTTAAACCTAATTTTTTTGCAAGATAAGCAAGATTTTTTCCATTAACTAATTTAGTTCTAATTTTAGTTAAACTGCCTTCTTGACTATTGGGATATTTATTAAATAAATATTTTGCAACGGTTAGACTTAATACTGAATCACCTAAAAATTCATATCTTTCATACGATTCTTTCATATAATCCGGATGTTCATTATTATCTTTCGCTGTTTTTACTACACTTTTATGAACAAACGCTTTTTTATACTTAGTAATATCAATTGGTTTCATTCCTATTATAGTTTCTATATCTTTTCTTGATAACACCTCATGATTGATTGCCGATTGCGTAATACTAATTTTAGTATCATGCGATGAGCAAGAAGTAGTATCATCACAGTATTCTAAATCACACATTATTAATTATAATTATATTATTTTTTTAAGTAATTACTATTTTGTAAATTTATCTATATCAGTAATTAATTTTTACAAAATAATAATTACTTAAAAAATAATAATTACTTAAATAAAAACGTTATAGCTTCAATGAATTATTTTACCGAAGATGAAAAAAAATCAAGAGAGATTTGGGATAACGCAGTAGAATACAGAGACCATGATAAAATTGAAAAAGAAAAAAAAGAAAAAGAATCAATTTCACTTTTTAAATTTCAAAATTGTAAAATATGTAATGTACCAGTTAAATTATCATGTAAATATGGCGGTGATTACCCATTGTGTTATATACACCGCGACCCGAATGATCGAATTAAAAACAATACGAAAAAACATTACCAAAAAGAATAATACTAAAAAGAATATAATATAATTAAAATATACTATGTAATAATAAATGGATAATAAACAATTGTTTTTATCACATACCTGGAAATATGATAATTTAAATAGAAATACTCATTCACGAGTTAAGAATATTGGAGACATTTTAAAAAAGTTTGGATGGACAACCTGGTTTGATGAAGATGACATGAAAGGTAATATAGATGCTTGTATGGTTCGAGGTATTAAAAATTGTGATTGTGTTATAGTATGTTTAACTGAAAAATATATAGATAAAATAAATTTAGCATCTAATAATACAACAATTCGCGATAATTGTTTTAAAGAATGGACATATGCAAATTCTATAAATAAACCAATTATACCAGTTATATTAGAAGAAGAAGTTAATACATCAGAAGGAAAAGGTATATTAGATATGTATCTTGGAAATATGTTATACACTGATTTAAGTCAAGATATTAATCATTTAAGTGTAACTAAATTAAATGATATGTTGTTAAAATTAAATTATAAACCAAGATATAACAATACTGTACATACAGACAAATTAAAATTAATTAAAAACCGTTTAGTGTTTAATTTATTACGGTCCACAATTAAACCACAATTATATGATAAATTACCTTCATTGAATAATCGGCGTTCACTTCAACCAATTGAACCGAGTTATCCAAATTTACAAAACAGTAATTATCGTCAACGTAGATATAAAAGTACTCCAAATTTTATTAATCTTTAATTAAAGTAAATACTTCATTTCCGGTGTCCCAAATATGTTCTAAAATTGTAAAATACTCTAAAAGCATCTTTTTCAATTCAGTTATTTCAAATATATAATAATATCTTGGTATTTTTCTCCAATTAACTATTGTATCTCCAAAGTGTGTAAATTTTCTCCTTGTTTTATCCGGTTGTTCTTTGGACCACACTGACATCAATATTTTTCCCCCCGGTTTAAGCACTCTACTCATTTCTGATAATGCTCGGTGTCTTCTTTTTTCTGTACTTAGGTGATGAAATGATGCTATACTTATTATATTGTCAAACATTCTATTTCTGAATGGTAAATAAGACATATCACAATTAATAACTGAATTTTCACACTTTTTTAATTGTTCGATTGATATGTCTATACCGACTGTATTTATTCCTTTGTACATTAAATTTCTTCCTGTACCACATCCAATGTCTAATATTGTACTATTTTTTTTAATTTTTTCCATAAATGTATCTGTCCATTTCCATGTGTAAATTCGTGTAGATTTAAATTCATCTGAAATTAAATTATAACTATTTTGTACTAATTCAGTTTCATTCATTAAATAAAACTGAATTATTACTTTAATTACTTAAATTACCTAAATTACTTAAATTACCTAAATTACTTAAATTACCTAAATTACTTAAATTACCTAAATTACTTAAATTACCTAAATTACTTAAATTACCTAAATTACTTAAATTACCTAAATTACTTAAATTACCTAAATTACTTAAATTACCTAAATTACTTAAATTACCTAAATTACTTAAATTACCTAAATTACTTAAATATAAAATATGTAATTAATTTAATGAAACCTGTATATGATGGAA